CCGATGAGCGTCCGCAAAGCCTGCGGCAAGACCTGCCCCTACGCCGACCATCGCTGCGAGCACAGCTGGGAGAGCCGGCTGATGGTCAAGGGCGTGCGGCGCTCCGTCTACATCGACGACTTCGTGCTCGCGCGCGGGAACCGACCGCATGTGAAGACGAAGACCGAAGCCGAGAAGATCGAGACCGAGGAGATCGCCAAGGAGTGGCGCGATGGCGGCGATCCGCGCGTGCCGCCTCCGGCCCCGGCACCCAACGCGCACGCCCTGGTGGTGGCGATGCGCGACTACATGACGTGGGAGCTGAAGAAGCTCGCCAAGGCCGCGCGCGGATCAGCGACGAGCGAGATGCGGCATCTGGTGCTCTACTACGGCGCGACCCGGCCGCTCGTGGAGCTGGAGCACGTCGCGCTGGTGCAGCAGTTCAAAGACGACTTCACCAAGGGCTGGCGACCGGCGCACCGGCGGCGGCGGCAGGAGACGGCCGATGTCCTCGCCGATGGCACCGGTCGTGAGCAGGGCTGGGGCAAGCCGCGTGGGTTGGTCGCGGTCGATCGCGTGCTGCAGCGGCAGCGACACTTCATGCACTGGTGTCAGCACCAGACGCCGCCGCTCCTGACCAAGGATCCGTTCCACGAGTTCGGCGTCACGATCGACGTCGAGGATGAAGAGCCGCGCGGACGCCGGCTGCACGACGGGGAGGAGCAGGCGTTGCTGCAGGCGTGCCAGGAGTTCAACAACTGGCGACACAAGTTCGCCGGGGCGGCGATCGAACGGCGGATTCGAGGAGCGCTGGGACTCGGTGCGCGGGGCAGCGAACTGGACCGTGTGCAGAACAAGCACATCGACTACAAGGAGTGGATCGTCAAGCTGACGAAGGGGAAGAGCAAGAAGGAACGCCCGATCTGGGTCGAGCAGGAGACGCTGCGCGAGATCCTGAAGAAGCGGCGGTTCCTCGGGCCGGAGGGACATCCCTTCGGCGACGACGACGGCAAGGTCTACGAGGACCGGACCGCCTGGGAGGCGGTCGCGATCCGCGCCCACGAGATCCGGACGAAGCAGGTCGTCGCGACCGTGATGGAGACCGGCCTGCACTTCCGGGACTTCCGACGCGAGTGCGCCTCACGCTGGTGGGACGCGATGAGCCCGAAGGACATCAACAAGCTGTCGCTCTGGCTGGGCCACAGCTCGTGGAAGATGACGCAGCGCTACCTCGGGCTGTCGGACGCCGAACTGGGCGACAACGGCATGAAGCGGGCGTTGGGCGGCGGCGTGGGCGGCGCGTGATCCAAACCTGATTCGATTGGGCGGCGATTGGGCGGCGGGACTGGTCAGCCGGTCGGTCGTCGTCAGGAGCAGAAGTGAGGCAAGTGCTGGTGGGTCAGTGGGTTGCGGGTGGTGGCGAGGGACAGAATCGAACTGTCGACACTACGATTTTCAGTCGGCTGGAGGCGATTGTGCCCCCCTTGCCACCGAGTTCCCCCACCCACCCCCGCCTAGCCCTTACCTCAACGGCCACAAGTAGTTAACCGGCGTCCAGGGCAACTCCCGGTCACCCCCGGGCAACCGGGGTTTTTGATCCAGATTGGATTCGATTGGGCGGCGATTGGGCGGCGGGCAACAGCGGGCAACACCGCTGTCTGGAGGTGATCTGTGGGAAAACGCCCCGAGGATCTCCCGCTCGACCCGACCCCGATCAGCCCCGCTCCTGAGCCCCAGGACGCACGCGACACCGCCGCCTACCGCTTCATCCAGGACATCGACGATCTCCTCAACACGGGCCAATACGCGTGGGCAGAGCGCACCCTGACCGACATCCAGACGACGGTCGAGCGGACCGGCCGGGTGACCGAGGGGCAGAGAAGAGCGATCGAGAACATCGAGGCGGCGGTCTACAAACCGCGGCCGCGGTGGAGACGCTGATGCCGCGCCGCATCGATCAGTACGAGACGCCGCCGCACTACGTCGAGCCGCTCTTGGAGCTGATCGGCTCGCTCGACGGACGGACGGTCTACGAGCCGTGCGTCGGCAAGTGGCACATCGCGCGCCACCTGCTGTACGCGAAGCAGCTCCTCACCAACGATCTCGATCCGGCGTGCGCGGCCGACACGCATCTCGACGCCGCGTTGGGAGCGGCGTGGGTCGATGCCGAGGTACAGCAGGAACGCTGGTTCGACTGGACGATCACCAACCCGCCCTTCGAGCACGAGCTGGCGATCCTGCAGCACGCGATCGCGCACTCGGCCAACGTCGCCTTCCTCGCGCGGATCTCCTTCCTCGAACCGACGCGCACGCGGCAGGACTTCTGGGCCGCGCATCCGCCGACCGATGTGATCGTGCTGCCGCGGTACAGCTTTCGGTTGAACGACTTCGGCAAGCGACAAACCGACAACGTCACCTGCTGCTGGATCGTGTTCCGCCAAGGGAGGCCCGCGTGTCTGAGGTTCAGCAGCCGCCGCTCGGCGTCGACGATGACTGCCCGCAGTGTGGCGAGCGAATCCTTGACCATCCCAAGCGGCTTGTCCCATTGAAGGAGCCGGGGCTGTTCGGCTGGGTGATCGTGCTGTGCGACGGGACGCGGATCTACACGCTCGCCGAGGAGGCGTATGCCTAAACCACGTATCACCGATCGACGTGAGGAGATCCGCGAGCTGTACCGATCGGGGCTCAGTACCTCAAAGATCGCGGCGCTCGTCGGCAACTGCACCTACGGCGCGATCTGCTGGATCGTCCGCGACATCGCTCGCGACCGCAACACGGCGATCTCGATGAGCAAGCCGCCAAAGAGCATGAAGAAGGGAGCCTGTCACCAACGTGCTCGGGGCATCGTGCGCCGCCGCCTCGGACGACCGTTGCAGACAAACGAGCACGTCCACCACCGCGATCACGACTACACCAACAACGACCCCGACAACCTTCAACTCCTGTCCGCTGCAGAGCATCAGCGGCTGCATCCCAACTGGCGGCGGCGATGGCGAGGCTGACCAAGCCGCCCGCGTGCGTTGGGTGTTCGCTCTACGAACAGGGTGAGGGCTACGTCCCGGGCGAGGGGCCGCTCGGGTCTGACATCGCGTTCGTCGCCGAATCAGCTGGAAAGGTCGAAGCGCTCACCGGCCGTCCGCTCGTCGGCGATGCCGGCGGGATGTTCGCGCGGCTGCTCAACATGCTCGGCTGGTCGCGCGAGGCGCACCGCCTCGACAACTGCTGCCGATGTCATCCGCCCAACGACTGGTTCGACGAGCGTGCCCCGTGGTTCTTCAGCGCGATCAACCACTGCAAGTACGTCGACGAAACGCTCGACGGGCGATCGAAGGTCGTCGTGACGCTGGGGGCGACGGCGCTCAAGCGGGTGATGCACCTGCTCGGGCACAAGAAGGTTCGCATCCAGGACTGGCACGGCGCCATCGTCAGAGATCCGACCGATCGCTTCTGGGTGGTCCCGACGTACCACCCGAGCCACTTGCAGCGTGGCGCGCACAACTTGATCGGTGCGGTCCTCTGGGACTTGCAGCGCGCTGAGCAGGCGCGCGATCACGGACGACCGGTCGATCACAGTTCGCTGGTGGTCGATCCGCCGGTCGAGTGGTTCGCCGCGTGGGTCGATCAGGTCGTCGCCGCACGCCAGCAGGACCCAGACGCGTACCCGATCTCCTCCGACGTCGAGACCCCGGACAAAGCGGGCGGGCAGGACGAAGGTGAGATCACCACTGAGGATCGATCCTTCCAGCTGCTGCGGCACAACGTCGCCTGCTCGACCGAGGAAGGCGTCACCGTCCCGCACGCCGAACCGTACCTCTCCCATCTCGCCAGGTTGTACGCCTCGCCCGGCCACATCTGGATGTGGAACCGGGAGTATGACTTCGTCCGGCAGGTTCATGCGCACCTGCTGCTCGAATCCGACTCGGTGCGCTGCGTCGATCTGATGTGGCTCGCGCACGTGCTGCAGAGCGACCTGCCGAGAGGCCTAGGGTTCTGGGCTCCCTTCTACTCCACCTTCGGCCCGTGGAAACACTTGGCGGACCGCGAGCCGGCGCGCTACGGCGCGATCGACGCGCTGCAGACGCATCGCGCCGGCTTCGGGATCATCACCGACCTGGTGCGCGAGGGGCAGTACCCGATCGCGATGCGGCACACGCACGACCTGCTGACCAAGGTGCTCCGGCCCGCGCAGCTGATTGGCGTGCAGGTCGATCGCGAGCGGCTCCTGACCTTCAAGGCGGAGCTGGTCGACAAGGCCCGCGAGCAGCTCGCGAAGATCCAGACCTCGGTCCCCGAGAGCCTGCAGCCCCTCACGCCGAAGCAGGGGTTGACCCGAAAGCCGCTCGCCGAGGTGCTGCACGTGAAGGCGAGCGCGTTCACCAGGAAGGGCACCGTCCGAAAAGGCAAACCGACCTCCGAGGTCAAACAGGAGCTATATGCCAAAGCCGAGATCGTCGAGAAGCTCGTCCTCCGCGAAGTCTTCCGCTGCGACCGCTGCGGCGCGCTCGAAGTTCAACGACGGCATCGCTGCGCTCACCAGCGAGATCGAGATCCTGCGCCTGATCCTCCTCGACTGTCTCTGGTGGTGGCGACGGTCAGTCGTTGGTACTGGCGCGAGCCCTTCAACCCGGACAGCGTTCCGCAGGTCCTCGCCTACATCAAACACCGCGGGCATAAACCCGGGCGGGCGAAGAAGACCAAGAGCGAAGAGTCGACCAACCGCGAGACCCTCGAACGACTAGCCAGGAGCGGCGATCCCTTCTACGCCGCGGTGCTGAACTACCGCGCGGTGAACAAGGTGAAGGGGACCTACGTCGAGGGCTGCGAGCGACGGCTGGATGATCAGGATCGGCTGCACCCGGTCCCGACCTTCAAGCCGAGCACCCTCAGACTGAGCTACGTCGATCCCAACATCACCAACGTCGTCGCTGATAAATCAGGCCCCGAGGGCCTCGCCGCCGGGTTCAGGAAGTGCATCGTCGCCGGCCCGGGCTGCCGGCTGCTCGAAGTCGACTACGCGGCGATCGAGGCGGTCGAGACCGGCTGGTGCGCGGGCGACCCGGAGTACTACCGCCTCGCGAAGCTGGGCGTACACAGCGCGCTGGTGACGCACGTCCTGGGACAGCCGTACGACCCGCAGGCCAGCGACGCCGAGCTGCGCGAGCTGTTCGCGAAGATGAAGTCCGAGCACCACGACGTCTATGACCCGGCGAAGCGCTACGTCCACGGTAGGAGCTACGGACTGACGGTGAATGGGATGGTGTTGCAGTTCCCGCACCTCTTCCCGACGCTCCAGAAGGCGGAGAAGTTCGCGCAGATCTTCGAGCGGATGGCGCCGAAGGTCGCGAGCTGGCAGCACGCCACGCAGGAGCGCGCCGGCCGGCAGCACTATCTCGGCGGGAACGAGCACCCGTTTCACTACAAGCATTGGTTCTGGTCGGTGTTCACCTACCGGCGACTGACGCAGGCGCAGTACTACCGACTGCTGGCGCGCGCGCAGAAGAGCGGGCAGCCTCCTCCGGTGGCGATGATCAACGGCCAGCCGTTCCGGGTGAGCCTGGGCGAGGACGGCAAGCGCTGCCTCGCGTTCTTCCCGCAGTCGATCGCCGCCGCGATCCTCAAGGAGGCGATGCTCAGGCTGTTCGCCGACCCGCGTGCGCCCTCCTACATCGGCGACTGCTACTTCGGGCAGACGCCGCTGAGAGCCCCGATCCACGACTCGCTGCTCTTGGAGATCCCGCTCACGGTGTGGGACCGGGTGGTGCGGATCGTCTGCCAAGAGATGCGCCGGCCGGTGGTCGAGCAGGCGCTGCCGTGGGCGCCGGGGGAATACGTCCGGATCGGCATCGCCGCGAAGGCCGGGCCGGATTGGCAGGCGATGACGCCGATCGAGATTCCCGACGACGACAACGACTGGGTACCGGAACCGATGGAGATCGAGGATGAAGACGACTGGTCAGATCTGGCGAGAGTGATCGCCTGAAGGAGGCATCGAATGGCGAACGAGCTGTACATCTACTCGACCCCGGCCGCGAGCGCGGTGACGCTGACCCTCGACGGCGGCGTGACGATCACCGGCACGCCCTGCACCGTCCACGGAAGGAGCGACGCGCATCTCTGCCAGCTGCCGCCCGGGACGCTGGCGCAGGGCGGGCTGCTCAAGGTCGGCTGCGACGGCTACCGCGGGATCACCCACCGCGGCATCGTCGTCCCCAACGCGGAGGGCGAGGCGTGGTTCCAGCTCGATGACGTTCACCTGGAGAAGATCGAGGAGGAGCCGGTCCCACCCGAGCCACCGCCGCTCGACCCGAACCTCGATCCGTTCGCGCTGATCAGGAGCGTCTACGAGCAGGGCGAGTACGATCTCTCGACGAAGGAAGGCTGCGGGGTGTACACCGAGGCGTGCTGCACCGCGCTGCACGAGCAGCAGTCGCAGTGGTGGGGGCACATCAGGAAGAACCCAGGCCAGAACCAGTGGGTCGGCCCGAGCGGCGTGGGCCACGCGATCGACGCGATCCAGCTAGTGGCGCAGGCGGGCAGCACGGGGCCGGGGATCTACGACATCATCCTGAGCACCGAGAGTCCGGACGCCGAGCCGGCGTGGAGCTACAAAGGCGCACCCGATCACGCGCTGTGGTACTACCCGGCGTGATCAGCGGCGGCCGACGAGATCGCGGTAGGGCGTCGGCCGCGTGGACGGGGCGATCGCCTCGCCCGCCCGCCCGATCGTCCGATCGTACAGGCTTGGTGCGGCTGGTGGTGGCGGCTCCACCCGCTCGCCGGGTGCGCGCGGACTGAGCGGCGGGGGCATCGGCGGCTGGCCGAGTACCGAGGGCATCTCGCGCACCCGCCGCGGCGCCTTGTTGGGATCGTCCGGATCCTCCCAGCGGCCGGTCTCGATCCCTTCCTCGGCGAGCAGGGCGGCGAGCCGTGTGTTGGCGTTGATCGTCGCCTGGGCGAAGGGGCCGGCCTTGAGCCCGGTGGTCAACCAGCGGATCCCTGCGCGGCTGCTCAGCACGTGCGCGGCGACGGTCGGGATGGTCATGGCGGCGTAGAGCGCCGGATGTCCGTTGAAGTAGAGGATCGCCCCGACCCCGCCGATCTGCGACGCCTCGACCGCATAGCGGCCCTTGTCGCCCCAGCGCTTCTTCCCGAGATCCCGCATCAGGGTCGCCGTTTCGCGGATCGTCTCAGCGTGCCCGCCGGGGAAGAAGGCGTCGAGCGTGTCGTCGCCGATCTCGGTCATTCGTTTGAGCACCGCCGGCCAGTCGATCTCGCCGGTCTTGGCGTTGCGCTGCAGCAGTTCCTCGATGCCCTGCGCCTGCATCGGCCGGAACGCTTCCTCGCCGACGGCGGCGCGCACGGTGTTGACGAAGGTCGACCGCCGCTTCCCCCACATCTTCGTGAAGACTTCCTCGGGCCGCGATCGGACCACCTCCTTGACGTACTTATTCAGGAGCTGCGCGTTCCCGCCCTTCGAGAACTCGACGCCTTCGAGGTACAGCCGATGCGCCTGCGGAGAGGTGCGGAAGAGCGCGTCTTCGAGATCGGCCTTCGCGCGCTGCCAGAGCTGTTCGACCTGGGACCGCTGGTAGGTAGCGTCTGCGCTGGCGTTCGGCAGCTTCTCCGCCCGCTGCAGATTCCGCACCTGACGTCCGAGGCTGGAGACGATGTGGCGTAGGTCGTAGGCGGTGAGCGGTGTCCGCTGGGCGGGGTCGGCGATCGCTTGCTGAATCGCCTCCTGGAAGGATGCGGGCGGGGGACCGGCCGTCGAGCCGCTCAGCGCCTTGATCGCTTCGTCCGCCGCGGTGTCGCCCAGCTCCCCGACCGGCGCGGTGCGGCGCGCGACGGCGAGCGCGAGTCGCTGCCCAAGGTTCGGCACGACCGTCTTCTCGCCGAGCAACGCCTGGGCGTAGTCGTCGAGCGTCGGTGTCTCGGCCGGGATCTCCCGCGCGAGTCGGTTGAAGCCGGGCTGCTCGGGCGTCCCTTGCCACCGCGCCTTCTCCGCGACGCGGAAGGCTTTGACGGCGGTGGTGTGGTCGGCGATGACCCCGGCGCCCCGCTCGGCGTCTTTCATGATCGGCAGATCGAGATCGCCGAGCGTGTCGAGCACCTGTCGCTCCGCTTCCCGCTGCCGCTGCGCGCGCAGGGCCTGCCCCGGCCCCTTGCCGAGCAGGCTGTAGTCCGAGACGTTCTGCAGGAAGTTGAGGAACCACGAGTCAGAGACTTCGCCAGGGAGCGTCAGCGGCTCGCCCTTGGAGCCGCGGAAGCGCGCCATCGCCGCTTGCGCGTGCGGGGCGAGCTTGCTCGCAAACGGGGCGAGAGCCTTGTTGATGATCGCGCCGCCGACCTGGCCACCCGCTTCGGCGTACGCGCCCGACCGCCCGGCTTCGGCGGCGTCGGCCGCGAGTTCGTAGCCGGTCGGCCGCGAGGGCGGTTGGCCGAGATAGTTCATCTGCCGCGCCGCTTCCTGCGCGAGCTGGTCGGTCACGTAGCCGGCGGTGCCGCCGACGATGGCACCAGACGTCGTGCCGAGCGCCGCCCCGAGCGGTCCTGCAGGGAGCCCCATCTGCCCGCCGTAGTAGGCCCCGACCCCCGCGCCGCCGCCGATGAGCGTCGGCTTGGAGATCTGGAACGCGGCTCCGATGTCCTCGAACTGCCGCGGGCTGGGTGGCGGCGGAGGCGTCCCGACGGTGGAGAGGGTGTGGCCGTCCTCCGGACTGCCCATCGTCGGCGGCGTGCCACCCCAGCTGAAGTCGCTGCGGCGCGGACGCTCCTGGGCGAGCTTCTCGGAGAGGTAGGTGGATTCTGGCGAGCCGCCGCGACGGATGGAGGGTGTGCGCGCGGTGCCCGCGGCGGGGAAGGTCGGCCCAGCCTGCTGCACGTCGACGCGGACGGTCGGGAAGGCTTGCCCCTTCTTCCGCGCGTCCAGCCGCGACCGGACGCCGGTGACGATCGCCTCGCCGTAGGCGCGCGTCTTCGGCCCATGCTGTTTGACGTCCGGCCCGCCGTGGTAGTACTCCGCTGCCAGGCGCGAATCGAAGTTGTTGCGCTCCAGGCCCTGGCGCAGGTAGCGGATGCCGGCTTCGATGTTCTGCCGCGGCTTGGTCGGATCGAGCCCGAACTCGCCGTAGGCGGTGGACGGCAGCAGCTGAAAGAAGCCCTGCGCTCCTTGCGTGGAGGTCGTGATGCCGTCGCCAGGATCGTGAATGCCCTTCGATTCACGATCGACGATCTCGAACGCCAGCTCCTCGGGGACCTTCCACTTCAGCGCCTGCTCGCGCACGTAGTCGCGGTAGGTCTTCGGCGGCTGGGCCGGCGGCGCGGCCGGTGACGCGGCGGGCGACGGGACGGCAGGATCCTGCGCCATCGCTTACCGGAACTGCCCGGTCGCGGGATCGATGTCCATCGGGGTGTCGAGCGTCACAGGAGCGTTCGTTCTGCCGCCGCCGCCCGCACTGCCCCGGCCACCGGCCGGTGCCGGCTCGGTGAGCGGGGCCGCGCCGCCCGGCAGGCCAAGGACGCTGCTGCCGAAGATGAGTCCCTCGGGGATCTGGAAGTAGCGCGCGTTCCAGCCGAGACGCGTCCGATGCTCGATCGCCAGGTCGTGGTGCGCCTTCTGGATGTCCTTCGCCAGGTCGATGTACTGCTGTAGGTTCCCGGCCGGGATGTTGGGCGCCCCACCCTTGCGGAGATTGTCGACGGCTCCCTGGACGCGTGTGAGCAACCCCGTGAAGCGTCCCGACCGCTCGGCCTCGGCCTCGCGCACGACCGAGTTCTTGTCGAGTACCTTCTGGAAGGTCACGATGATGTCCTCGGCCCCAGGCCCGAGGTCGCCACGGTCGATCGCATCCATGCCCGCTTCCATCTTGGCAACGGCGCCGTCGATGCCGCGGGCTTCGTCGGTCAGCTTGAGCCACTCGGTGGTGTACTGGTTGACGAGCGTCGCCTGCTGATTCTTGTCGAGCCCGCGCTCGACCGCCGCTCGGCTCGTGCCAGTCCCGCGGCCGTAGGCTTCGCTCTCCAGCATCTCGGCGACCCGATCGTTCACCAGCCGCGTCTGCTCCGGCGTGAGGCGTGGGTTGTTCCCCCACGGGAACTCGCTCTTCGCGCGGTTGAACAGCACCCCGAACGAGTCGTCGTCAGAGGGCTGGAACGTCCCCGGCGCGAAGGGCTGGTTGTTGTTGTTCGGATCGAGGAACTGCCCCGTGCTCGGATCGTAGGTGCCGAAGGCCGGCGTCCCGTCGGCGAGCGAGCCCTTCACACGCTGATAGCGAATCGCCGCGCCGCGCCCGGCCGCCCGCCGCGCCTTCTCCTGCAGCATCGCCTTGATCTCCGGGTCGGAGAAGCCGATGCGCTTGTAGTAGTTGTACTCAGCGGCGTATTCCGCTTCCTCGCGCGCGAGCGTGTTGAGGCGCATCTGCCCCTCGGGCGTCTGGAAGATCTGCCGCGGCGTGCGCTCGATACGCTCGGGGCTGGTCGAGGTGCGGGTGGTGTGGGCGGCGGAGGGGATCGGGGGCGCGGCGGCGACCTCGGGCGGCGTGAGGGCGGCGCCCGTCGTTCCGATCGGCTCCGGCACGGGCGCAGTGACCTCGACGTCGGGATGCGCCATCGTGACGACTGGCGCCTCCTCGGTCCCGCTCAGGCCGACCGGCAGCTCGGGCGGCGCACCGACGCGCGCGTCGACAGCGGAGACGGGTGCCTCTGCGGCGGGCGACGGTTCAGGCACCGCCTCGAAGGAAAGAGGGCGCGCGGTGATCGCGTCCTCAAAGCTCGGTTGTGGGGCGAGCTGCAGACTGCGGCGCCAGCTCCCGACGTAGTCGGCCGGAGCGTCGGTGACCGACGGGCGCGGCGGCTGTTGGCCGAGGATCGGACTGACCCACGGCTCGGCGGGGTTAGTTGGCTGCGGCGTCGGCTGCGGCGTCGCCATCGCGGCCGACCCGGCTTCGGTCGGCGAGGAGGACGGGAGCGCGGCGGCGGAGGCGGCGTTGGGCGCGCCCGGGAGGTGGTACCCCTGGTACTGCGTGCTGGTGATGCCCGGGACGACGGTCTCCTTGCTCGTGCCGATCAGCGCCTTGATCTGATCGAGGTACGGGTTGGTCTCGACCTCGCCGAGCCAGCCGCGGAAGCCACCCTTGCGCTTCGGCGACTGCGCCGAGGTGAGGAGGCCGGTGGCGGCGAGCGCCTTGACCTCGTCGTCGGGCGAGGAGAGCAGCTGCGAGAAGATCTTCGCCTCGCGCTCGTTGCGGAGTTCCGCCTCACGCAGCTGCTGCGCTTCGAGCGCGTAGTGGCGGCCCTGGAAGCCGCTCATCAGGCCGTCGAACCAGCCCACGCCTCACCTCCCCCCGTGCCAGTCGTCGAGTGTGGGTCCGGCCTTCTGCTTGCCAAACGGCAGGCTGCCGACGATGTCGCGGATGAAGCCGCCCACCGACTCACCCGCCCGCCGCCCTTCCTCGCGCGCGTACTCATTGCGTCTGGCGCCCTGCCCGAGGAGATTCGCGAAGAGGGATCCGGCGTTGGAGGTGAGCACCCCACCCTGGTTGATCTGCGTCTGGCCGATGTCGGTGAGCTGCTGCGCGGCGATCGGCTGCACGCCGGTCACCAACCCCGCGATGGTCGAGGCTCGCCGCCGGCCGATGTCTGCGGCCGCGACATCCCTGGCCGCGCCGCGCACGCCCGAGCGTTCGAGGCTGCGCTCCTCGCCGCGGGCGACGTCCTGCGCGGCGGCGACCCCCGGCGCCACCGCCTGCGACTGCCGCGCCCGGTTGCCGCGCAGCAGCGTGTCCCAGTAGTCGGTCGCGGGCGCCTGGGTCGTTTGCCCGGTCGAGAGCAGCCCGCTGCCGGTCTGGCGAAGCGTGCCGCCGACCTGCTGCGCCTGCCCGAGCGCGACCTGCTCTTCGGGCGTCCGCTCCATCGCCTTCTTCTGCGCGTGGCGGCCGGCGAGCACGCCGCCCAGCATCCCCGCGCCCTTGGCGATCCACGGCAGCGCCGGTGCGATGAAGCCCATAAGCCTCAGTACTCCTTGAAGTCGTCGACGATCACGGTGTAGAGCTGACCCGGCGCGGGGGTGAATCCGAGCCGCTCGACCAGCGTCTGGGTCGGGGCGTCGGTGTCGCGGACGACGGCGAAGGCGGCCCCGACGTCGAGCGCGCGGAGCTGGGCCAGTCCCTCGCGCAGCAGGCCGCGGACGATCCCGGCGAGGCCGCGGCGGGCGGGGTCGATGTACCACGGCTCCCAATGCACGGCGGCGAAGAGGCAGGTGAACGCCACGATCCGGTCGCCCTCCTCGGCGACGATGATCCGCCACTGGTCGGCTGTGGGCAAGCCCCCCACGTCGAAGGGCGGGAAGGCGCGCATCCGCTCCCACTCCTCGGGCGGGAGCAGACGGATGGTGAGCGCGGCGGCGGGGGCGGGGGCGGGGGCCTGGATCGTCGGCTCGTTCATGCCGGCCCCATCGGCCCCGACTCGGCGGCGATCGCCGCGGTCGGGACGATCCACCGCGATTCGTCGGTGGTGTTGCTGTCGCCCGCGTGGCGGTTCCAGCTCGCGGTGATCGTCACGGTGGTCGGATCGCCGGGCGTCTCGGGATCACTGCAGCAGTCGGCGTAGCTGCCGTCGGTCATCTGCACGATGATGTCGGTCGAGCGGCCGTTGACCTCGGTGCCGTAGTCCTTGGCGAGCAGACCGATGTTGGTGTCGCCGACCGTGTTGTAGATCTCCCAGGCGACGGCGCGGGTCAGCTGCGCCTTGCCGGCCTCGCGGTCGGCGATCGGGATGACCGGGTCGAAGGTGGCGAGGACCGCGACCACGGTGTCGTAGTAGTCGGGGATGGTCGCCTCGCCGGCATCGGGCGGGGTGACGGCGGCGCGCTCGGCCTCGGTCAGCTGCGCGGTCGCCAGCGCTTCCTTCGCCGCGCGGTTGACCGCCGTGACCCGCTCGCGGTTGTCGTTGGCTTCGTCGACCAGACGGCGGATGGTGGCGTCGGCGGCGGTCAGCTGCTCGGTGAGGGCGAACACGCGGTCCCAGAGGAGACGGACGGACTGGTTGGTCTGCCACTCCTTGATGCCGTCGACGTGCGGATAGACGCGCTGGAGCGGGGCGATCTCGACCGCGGCGATCGGCGGATCGTCGGCGGCGGCGCGGGCGCGGCGCGGATGCGGCACGGTGAGGCGTGGGCGCTTGGTGATCGGGCTCACGTGGTCCCTCCGCCGGAGGTCGTCGCAGCGAGAACCGCGTGGGTCATCGTCCGCGTCGGATCGAGGTCATCGTTGCCGAAGGCGTGAACCGTGATCGGATCGGCGGCGCCCCACGGCTGGATCACCACCACCGTCTCCTCGCGGTACAGCCAGAAGGGGACGGCGGAGGTGAGGACGTACTTGATCAGCACGCCTTTGGTCGCGTGGAAGCCGCGCAGGAATCTTCGCTGCTTCACGCCGCCGGTCGAGGCGATCGTGTAGCTGTCGGTGGTGAGCCCGCCGCTCTGGTTGTGCTGAATCGTCGTCGTCAACGTCACATCGGCGGTCGACTTCAGCGTGATGTGCGCGTAGAGCGGGTAGAACCACCCCGGGATCTGGTGGTTGCTTTCTTGGGTCTCCCAGCGATTCAGCTGGAACGGCTCCTCGTCGAAGATCGGCTGCGCGGAGTAGAGCCGGCCCGGGAAGTGATCGACCGGGAACATCCGCCACACCCGCCCGAGGTGCTGATCGCTGAGCGCGAGCTGCACCACCTTGCGGCCGAGGGTGTTCACCGTGAGCGTCTCGGCGATCGTGCCGTCGACTTCGATCTGCACCTGCTTGTCCTGGCCGTAGGTGTCGCACTCGAAGATCACCGCCTTCAGCCACTTGTCGGCGCGGGTGCCGAGGATCGAGAAGTTCTGATTCCAGTTGTGCTGCTCGCTCGGCTCGGGTTCGAGATGCCAGCGGTGCGAGTAGAGCAGGCCGGGGTGGTCGTCGATCGCGACGAAGCGGAAGACGTGGCCGCGGCCCCAGGGGAGGGTCAGGTGGACGACCTGGCGACCGGCGGCGACCACCGGCCAGTACGGCAGGCTGGTGGCGGGATCGGAGAGGCGCACCTCGTCGACATACACCTCGATGCGCTTCTCCTGCCCGAGCGTGTCGCAGTAGAGATCGAGGCCGGTGTAGTACTGATCCCACTTGTTCTCGAAGTGGATGTCCCAGCCGGCGATGCGCGGCGGCTCGGGTTGGTAGATCCAGTCGGCGCGGTAGAGCAGCCACGGGACGCACTCCGGGTCGGGACGGATGCGCACCATGTTCGCGGGCACCGCCGGCCAGGAGAACTTGAACTTGTGGCGGTTGGCGCTGGTGACGGTGAAGGTGGCGACCAGGATGCGTTCGCCGCCAAAGTCGCGCTCGATGTTGATCGTCTTCACCGCGTTGCCGGTGTCGCAGTCGAGGGTGATGCCGGTCAGCCAGACTTCGTCGGGCGAGCCGAGGTCGTCCCAGTTGGTCACCCGCGCGGTGGTGAGATCGGGCTGGAGCGTGATGGCGATCCCGAACTGGTAGAGGATCGGCGCGTCGGAGGATGAGGACCAGCGCAGGTCGGTCGAGATCGAGTGCGCTTTCTGCGGCGCGAGACCGAAGGCGTCGACGATGTAACGCTGGCGGCCGGTGCTGTTGGCAATGGTGTGCGTCTGGTTGGCGTGCGTCTCTTCGTTGAGGAAGTACTGCAGGGTGAGTTCGACCGACCCGGTGCGGACGTCGAGGAAGCTGTCGCCGAAGAGCTTCTCCTCGCGCCGCCCGCCGGAGATCGCGCCGGTCCTGGCGACGCAGGCGATGGCGAGGCCGTCGTCGCTCTTGCCGTCGTGGCGGTAGGCCTTGCCGGTGCCTTCGCCGCCGAGGAGGAGAATCTCCTCGTCCTCGCCCTGAACGCAGGCGGGAGATCGGCCGAAGCTGTAATGCCGCCAGAACTTTTCGAGGATCGAGTAGACCATCACCTGCCGCGCGCCCGCGAGATCTTCATAGAGGACATAGAGATCGTTCTCCCAGACGGTGAGGCGGCAGGCGGTCGGTTTCGTCTTGTCGATCGGTTGGTAGCCGTTGACCGCCGTGCCGTAGAAGATCGGGTTGATCTCGCGGGAGAGCCAGACTTCATCCCCACCCTGGGTGACGAAGATGCCGTCCTCGGCCATGAAGTACACGCCACCTGGTCCCACAGCAAAGCTCCAGTAGCCGAAGAGGCCTCGTTTGCACTGGGACGGCGTGGCGGTGAAGCGCGCGTCGCCCGAGAGGTTCGGGTAGAGGAAGTAGAGCCGCTGGCGCGAGAAGACGAACGCTTGATGACCGAGCAGCCCGCCGTTCATCAGCTCTTCGGAGGGCGCGCACACCTCGACGTTGCCGAACGCCGACCAGTGATCGGGCGCGTCGGGTAGGCACCAGTAGGCGTGCCCCGGGCGGTACGGGTCGCCGCAGGCGAGCAGCATCCCCTCGACCGGGCCCCAGAGGGCTCTGAGCGGCTGGGCGAGGACCGTGTTGCCGTTGGCGTCGAGGGTCGGCACCGGTTGGAAGTGATCGGTCGGCGCGGTCCCGGCGGCGGCGATCGCGTCGTCGGCGAGGAGATCCTCGACGGTCGCCCCGTCCGCGTCGTTCATGCCGACGTAGAACCAGTCGTCGTAGAGCGAGCCGCCGCGCCGATAGACGCGCTGGCGGACGGCACTGTCGCCGTAGGCCTCGGGGTCGACGACGATCGCGCGGCGCAGGGTGTCGATCGGAGCGTCCTGCTGGACCGCGGTGTCGGTGCGCGCGTCCTCCTGGATCGGCGAGGGATTCGACTCGGCCCCGGTGCGCGGATCGTAGTGCGTGTAGCGGTAGTCGTACATCTGCGCGCCCGGCTCGATCGTGTCGGGGCCGCGGCCGCCGGTGAGGTAGAGATCGTCGAGGCCGGCGACCACCGTGAGGTTGACGTCGTCGATGTCGGTGCGGACGTAGAAGATCACGCCGGTGACCGTTGACCAGTCGCGGTCCTTGGTGACGCCGATGCGCTGGAAGTCGCCGCGCCGGAGCGGCACGCCGGTGTTGCCGAACTCGATCCACTGGTAGGAGCCGGAGGCGGCGAGGAGGGAGGCTTTGCGCGCGGGATCTTTCACCGCCCGCATGACCTCCCAGGTCGAGCGCACGTCGGTGATCACCCGGTCGGCGAGGTCGTCGTCGCGCAGCATGTGGATGCGCGCGATCTCGGCGGCGTCGATTTGCGACTGCCGGCCTTGAATGAACTGCGTGAAGTCGTCGCGGCGAAACGCCTTGACGTAGGCGTCCTGGTTAGCGGCGGTGCCGTCGTCGGGGTCGCCGCCCAGATCGATCATCGTGCCGGGGAGGCAGCGCGGATCGAAGACTTCGCTGACCACGAAGTAGAGGCGGATCTCCTGAATGAGATGCGGCAGCGACATCATCGTCCAGAAGTGGATGATGTCGTCGTCAGAGGCCGGGATGGTCGTACCGGGTGTGGGCCAGGAGGTGAGCTGCGACAGATTGAGCGTCTTCTCCAGGCCCCACCAGCTGTCGTAGGTGTCGGTGGCGTCGTCGGCGGTGGTGCGGAAGCGCACCGCGCCGTCGCCCGGGACGGGTGGATTCGGATCGTCCTCGATGATCGGCACGCCCATCAGGTGGCCGTCGGCGTCGTGGCCGGGGTGGCCGGTCCAGTTGGCGGCGTCGGTCGAGTCTGCCTCCTCGCACATCGCGATCTGGGTGCGGTACTCCTCGCCGAGGGCGGAGGTCGCGGCGGAGGACGGGGCGGGGAGGCCGATCGGGAGGGCGAGCGAATCGTGGCGGACCTTGAGCATCTGCGTTCGATCGCCGACGAACATCCACGGCTCGCCGGAGAGCGTCGGCCGATGCGGCAGGAGCGCGAGTGGATCGCCGCTGAAGCCGGTGGCGACCTCGGCGGGCGTGCCGACCTCGGCGCGGAAGAGCGAAGTCCCGGCGCCCCAGAAGCGCGTGGCGGGCGGCGCGTGCGGCGTGCGGAGCTTCTGGATCGAGTGAACGGTGGAGGCGGCGGGCAGCGTGGCGACGGTGGTCTGGCCCGGGCGCGCGGTCGCTTCCGCTTCGTTCTGGTGCCAGACGTTGGTCAGGCGGCTCCAGCCCTCCATCGCGTCGAGCGAGTCCTTGAGGTTCAGCCCGAGGCGGCCGTAGCGGACGATCTGATTCTCGAACGGCGCCTCGAACGGGGCGACGGTGATCTGGTTCCCCCGCTGCGATTGCTGTTCCGGCATCAGGCCCACCCTTCCAGGAGGATCTCGGTCGCGGTCACGGTCAGTTCGTAGCGCTGCTCGCAGTAGGCGGCGCGCTCGGCGTCGTGCAGGCGCGCGACCTTGCGAAGCAGCCAGCCGAGGGTCGCGTACTTCACGCCGGAGACGAGTTCTTCGGCGACCGGGAGCGGGCTGTCGGTGCCGAGCGCGTCGGGCGGGCGCGCGATGTACAGGCAGTCGAGCACGCCGTCGGCCGCGGGTGTGGGGACGAGGCGGATGGTCAGCGTGGTGGCGTCGAAGTCGGCCCACGCGAGCGGGAGGTCGGGGGTGGTCTCCCAGCCGAGGACGGCGAGATCGCTCTCGACGCTGTCGGCGCGGCCGAGCGGGGTGCGGGTGCCCGTCGCCGTGTCGCGCCAGACCAGGTGCGCCGTCACCATCCAATCGGAGGGGAGCGCGACCGAGAGGGCGAGCGCGGCGACGGGCAGCTCGACGCGCGTGACGAGGAGATGCGTGTCGCGCGCGAGCGATCGGATCGAGCCGTTCAGGCCGTCGAGGACCTCGTCGCGCGTCCAGACTTCACCCGGCCAGGTGTCGCCGCCGTCGGGCGGTTCGATCAGCGCGTACTGGAGTTCGCTGAGGAGATCGGTGTCAAGCATCGGAGGCCCCCGCACTGCCGCCACCGGCGACGGCGGCGATGATCTCGGCGATCTGGTTCGGCGCATCCTTCGTCGGGTAGAGGTCGCGGCGGCGATCGAGGCCCGCCCAGCGGCGGTAGGCCTGCGACTGTTTGAGGACGCCGTTCTCCTCCGCCGCGGCGGCGAGAAAGGTCTGGAAGTAGACGAGCGTCGAGCGCCAGCGCGGGCCGGCTTCCTTGAACGCGACGACGTGCAGCGCTTGGTCGACCAGGATGTCGATCGTCTCCTCGTCGAGATCGACCGTGTCGGCGGGGAGGACGAGGACGGGGGTGATGCTCACGCCGTCGACGAGGAGATCGTCGGTGCCGCCGAGGGTGGCGGGCCAGATCGCAACCTGGCGCAGCGAGATCGGCGCCCAGAGCGTCGGGAGGGCGGGGACGTCGCCGCCCGTCGCCACCGTCTCGCCGCGCCAGGAGGGACGACCGAGATCGAGTTCGAGCGTCGAGGACGGGATGAGGGTCGCCGTGCCGACGCGCACGCGCATCCCGTAGACGATCGTCGAGGGGAGGAGATAGTCGTGTGCACCGGAGAGGGTGGAGAGGGTGACGCGGCGGCGCCAGCGGCCAGTGAGGAGGTTCCAGTCGCGCAGCGATTCGTTCAGCGCGAGGCGGGCTTCCTCGGGCGTCCAGAAGACGACCTGGTCCCAGCGCTGCTGCATCAGCGTCTGGAGGTCGGCGAGGGTCGTCGTGGTGTAGGGCATCGGTCAGGCTCCAGTGTCAGGGGAGCGGGCGGTCAAGGCAAGATCCCCCGGTCGGGGTCGATCGGCAGGGCGGCCGGGCACACCCCGAGCTGCGCCGGGGCCGGGCCGTCGGTCGAGAACGGCACCATCGCCACGAAGATCGGACAGGAGTTCTGCGGGCCATAGGGGTCCATGTCGTCGTAGGGCGTGCGGGTCGCGGTGCCGTCGGCGTCGAAGCGATCGTGGATGACGGAGGCCACCTCTGCGCCGGTCGCGGCGACGAGCTGGCGGAAGCGCTCGCGGCCGTCCTGCGAGCGGTCCCAGATCAGGAAGTCGGTGCCGTTGATGGCGTTGGCGGTGCGGTTGATCGACCAGGTCGGGATCAGGCCGCCGTCGAGGGTGATGGTGTTGAGGACGCTGCCGTCGGCGGCGAGGCGGAGGACGAAGACGGCGAAGGGCGAGACGGTCTGGCGGACCGGGATGAGGATGCTGTGGTCGGCGAGGCAGAGGATGTCGGCGCGGAAGATGTGGCTGGCGGGGAGCGTGTAGAGGTCGGAGAGGAAGACGCTGTTGACGAGATCCCAGCGCCGCACCCGCGCGCCGTCCTGGGTGAAGTAGAGGATCGTGTTGTCGGTGCGGACCGCGGCTTTGCCGATCGCGCCAGTGAAGGTCTGGGTCGAGACGAGGGCGCCCTCGCCGTCGAGGGTGTGGACCTTGGCGTTGGCGACGCCGACCGAGCCGGGGAAGGCGACGTAGAAGCGCGAGGTGCGGTCGGTGGCGATGGTGGTGGTGTTGCCGGTGAGGATGGCCGAGGACGGGTAGTCGACCAGGACGGAGTAGTCGGCATCGTAGACGGTGAGGCCGGAGGTGTTCTTGTTGGTGTGGGCGGAGACGCCCGAGGTGAGCATCACGCCCGCTTCGCCGTTGGTGTAGGTCTTGTGGCCGTAGATCTCGCCGGCCTGGCCGAAGGAGCAGAGCGGGAAGCCGGGCCCGTCGCTCGTCACCAGCCACGCGCCGGCCGGGACGTCGACGCCGAGCTTGCTGTAGACGGCGAACTGGAGCGGGACGGTCGGGGTGACGCCGCTCGCCTCCTGGATGACGCGGAAGTAGAAGTCGCTCGGCACCGGGACCAGATCGACCGGGATGAGCATCGGGCGGTTGTCGTCGGACTCGGAGGTGATCGTGTCGTACTCGACGAGGGCGCCGGGATCGTCGCCGGTCCAGATGCTGAACTGCGGGCGGTAGGTGGTGGCGGTGGAGGCGTGGGCGTAGACGCTGATCAGGATCTCGCCGGGGCGGGTGGTGTACTTGAACCAGACCGCGAAGGCCGGGGCGGTCGCGCCCGAGGTGTCGAGGGTCAGGGGCTCGTTGGCGGTGACGACCAGGGCGGTGGCGGCGGTGAGGTTCGGTGGGGGTGGCATCTCAGGAGTCCTCGTCCTCGTCGACGAGCAGGCTGTCGGAGTCGATCGGGAAGCTGCCGCCGGGCGGGCAGGCGGGCGGCTTCGGGGTGTAGCAGCCGAAGGGGTAGATCACTTCGACCACCGCCTGGGAGAGGCGGGCGTCGGTGACGGCGGCGAGCGCCTGGCGCAGGGTCTCGACGGGCGCCTGAGTGGTGCGGGCGTCGGTGATCGCGGCGTCGGCTTGGCGCAGCGTGTCGACGGCGGCGGTGGTCAGGCGGGCGTCGGGGTTCGGCGAGGCGATGATCTCCAGCGACGCCTGGGTCTCCTGGACCGGCGAGGGCGGGAGGCGGAAGACGGTCGGGGGGAAGGGCTCCTCGGCGGTCGGGGCGATCGTGGGGAGCGTGACGGCCTGAGAGGGGGCGCTGACGGTGGGCGCGAACACGACCGCCGTCGAGGCCACTGTCCCGCCGACCACTCCGCTCTCGGCGGGAGCCGTGGTGGCGAGCACCTCGACGAAGAGGCTGGTGAGGCGGATGTCGGCCGAGGGGTTCTGGGTCAGGGCTTCGGCAAAGAGCGCCGTCAAGCGAACGTCGGCCGAGGCGTTCTGCGTGAGGGCTTCGGCGTAGATCCCGGTCAGCCGGAGGTCGGCGCTGGCGTTCTGGGTGAGGGCCTCGGCGTAGAGAGTGGTGAGGCGGACCGCCCCCGAGGGCGCCGCAGCAGGCACGAACACGGCCGCGCCGACCGCCGCGCTGCCCTGCGCCGGACTGAACGACCAGGTCGGATTAATCGCGGCGGCGGTCGCCTGAACCTGCCAGGCCGCGCTGCCCTGCATGTTATTGCCGCCGCTAAAGGTCTTCTGCGTCAGCGTGAACCCGGCGGGCGAGACCGTGTCGGTCACGGCGCCGTCCCCGGCGGCGCCGGTCACGACGAGCGCGCCATTGGTCGACGGCGTGACGCTGCCGCACGCCAGACTGGCGATACTGGTCGCCGTGGCCCCGCTTTCGGTCTGATAGCTCGCGACCCCCGCGAAGGCGTCGACCACGATCGCGGGGTACAGCGTCGCGCCGGTCACGGTGAAGGTATGCCCCGCGCCCACCGTCGGCGCGAGGACGTAGAACAAGCGATGCGCGGCGTTCGACAGCAACCGCGCGGTCAGCCCCGTGTAGGTGTTGCCCTTGGAATCGGTGAGCGTGGGCGCCATGCCGCCCGCGTAGGAGGAGACACTCACAACGATCAGATCGGCGCCGGTCGTGTCGATCGCGGCCGTCGTCCCGCCGGTCACGCCGGGGGTGGCCGAGACGGTGGCGATGTGGGTGATCGCCATTACGGTACCACCGCCACCGTTAGGAGACGACCTTCAGGCCGAACTCCGCGCCGTCGACGTCGGCGATCGTCCAGTCGGCGTTGTCGCTCGGGCGCTTCTCCCAGATCTGCTGGTACTGGCCGTAGGTGGTCGCGGCGAGCGTCTGGGTGGCGCCGTCGTAGTCGGTCGAGCCGACGCGGGCGACCAGCGCGAGCTGCTTGGTGGCGCTGTCGGTCTTCTTGGCGCGGGCGGAGAGCTGCACCGCCTTCACCACGCCGGTGGTGGCGAGGTTGCTGAAATTGTAGGTGTCCTTCACTCCGGCGGCGGTGCCGGAGTTGTAGTCGGTGTCGTCGTTGGGCGGAAGTTCGTCGACCAGGGCGCCGTGGTCGGTGCCGGTCGAGGGGGTCAGGCCGACGTTCGAGCCGTTGCCGGTCTGGGGGGCGAGCCACTCGACGCGGCAGTCGCCGATGAAGTCGTTGAGGGACGAACCGGAGGCGTCGAGCAGGTAGAAGTCGTCGAGACGGTTGCTGTTCGAGATGTCGAGATACATCGAGCCGATGCTGGTGGCGCCTGGGTTGAGATCCCCGGTGCCGGTGAGTACGGTGACGCCGTTGACTTTGATCGTCCAGCTGCCGGCGTCGGCGATCACGAGTTTGGCTTCGATGTAGTTCCAGGAGCCGGAGATGAGCGGCGCGGTGCTGGTGGTGTCAAGCAGTGTGCTAGAGCCGAGGTAAACGCGGACCTTGCCGTCGGTGTCGAGGGTGACCTGGGCCAGGTACTGGGTGAAATTACCGGAGTTGCTCGGTATCTGGCTGAACGAAATTATCCCCTGGGCGTGGGAGGACGAGCGGTAGAAGGCGAATCCGAAGATCAGCGTCATCCCCGAGGGGGAGATGTTCCGCCCGAGGCCGTTGCGCATCGAGTGAGAGCCGGTCCGCACCACGTCGGTCATCAGGATCGGCCAGTGGTAGTACTGCGGCATGTAGCTGGTGTTGCCGCCGTAGCCGTCGAACGACTCCATGAACAAGAGGGCCATCAGCTCACCACCTTCACTCCGGCGTCGATCGCGTTGATCTCGGCGATCGTCCACTGCGTGCCCGTCGCCGGGTTCGGGCCGTAGGGCTGGTGCAGGTAGGTGTAGCTGACTTCGCTCGGCGCGTAGGACGGGCCGACCGCGCCGTTCATCATCGGCGCGAGGATGCGCGGCCCGGCCTCGGTCTTGCGGACCAGGAGCGAGAGCTGCGCGCCGTAGACCGGGCCCGAGGGGAGGCCGGTCGGGCGATAGAGGTTGGTGTCGCGAAGGTCGGGGGCGTTGGCCGAGACGTAGGTGGCGTCGTCGTCGGGGGTGTAGAGATCGTCGACCGCCTGCCAGTGAGAGGCGGCGCCGACCGGGGTCCACTCCTGGTAGGTGCCGGCGGCGCGCGGGCGGAGATACTCGACGCGGACGTCGCCGAGGAAGGTGTTCCACGGGGCCGGGCCGGTCGAGTCGAGGATGTAGAGGTCGTCCATGTACCACTCGCAGTTGCTGGGGCAGCGCCAGGTGACTGAGCGCAGGTCGGCGCCGTAGTCGACGCCGCCGGCACTGCCGACGGTCTTGCCGGTGAAGGTGAGGTGCTCGACATTGTTGATGCGGAGGGACATCGAGCCGGCGCTGGCGTGAACGAAGTACTGGAGTTCGAGATAGTACCAGGTGTCCATGCGAATCAGGTCGGGGGCGGTACGCCCGAGGCTGACCCAGGCGTTGTTGGTCTCGCGGTAGACCTCCAGCGAGCCGTCGCCGAAGTGATAGGTGACGACGCAGTGCGTACCGCCGATGCCGTTCAGGTAGACCGGGCTAATGCTGAAGGCAGTGCGGTCCTTCACGATGTAGAAGGCGAAGCCGATGGTGCCGGTGGCTGAGCCGAACACCAGCCCCTTGTTCATCGCGGTGAACAGGCCGAGGCCCATGCAGTTGGTGCCGCAGCGCCCCTTGCCGACGACGATGCCGCCGTAGAAGAAGCCGCTGGTGTACTTGCAGTGGACGTGGTCGCCGTCGTAGTGGTCGAAGCTGTCGATGAAGAGCAGAGCCATCAGTCCCAATCCTTGTCGATCAGAAAGTTTGCGGGGCAGGAGAGGCGTTCGAGAATCAGGCGCGGCGGAAAGAGTCGGGTCGAGGTTGACCAGAGGCCGAGCAGCACGGAGACCGGGCCGACCGTGATCACGCCAGGGCTGACGATCGAGGCGTTCAGGATCAGGGCGGTGGTGATCTCCTGCGCGAGCGCGACCCGGCCGGGATAGAGCGTCGTGGTCGAGGCGATCGGGGCGGTGGTGACGGCGAGGTCGGAGCGCAGGGTCGGCGGCGCGAGGGTGGTGGTGGCGGCGATCGGACTGGTGATGACGTCGACGCCCGCGGGGACGACGGTCGGCGAGAAGAGCTGGGCGAGCGAGGCGATCGAGGCGAGGGAGATCGAGACGGCGCCGGTCGAGAGCGACAGCGCGAAGAGCGTGGTGGTCGCGGCGATCGGACTAGTGGTGATCGCCGCGACGGCGGTGAGCGACGGCGAGAAGAGTTGGGCGGTCGAGGCGATCGCGCTGGTGGTGATCGAGACCGCGCCGGTGGTGATCGTGGGCGAGGCGAGCTGGCTGCCGCTGGCGATCGTCGCGGTGGTGATCGGCGTGAGGGTCGCGAGCGACGGCGAGAAGAGCGACGAGAGGTTGGTGAGCGTGCCGGCGGTGATCGTCGGGGTGACGGCGGGCGGGAAGAGTTGCGCGGTCGAGGCGACGTGGACGCCGGAGGCGAAGGTGATGGTTGAGAGGGTCGGGGTGAAGAGCTGGGCAGTCGACGAGACGAGCGGCAGGAGGACGACGACGGCGCCCTGCGAGACGATCGGTTCGGCGAGGGTGGCGGTCGAGGCGATCAGGACGGTGGTGACGGTGACGGCCTGCGGCGCGACCGTAGGCGCGAAGGGCGTGGCGGTCGATGAGAGCGTGGCGGTGATGACGGCGACCGGGCCGGTGGTGATCGTCGGGGCGAAGAGGACGGCGGTCGAGGCGAGGACGGCGGTGGTGATCGTGACCGGGCCGACGGCGAGGGTGGGCGCCTGCGCGAGGCTGGTCGCGATGATCAGGGCGGTGGTGATCGAGACGGCGCCGGGCGTGACGCTCGGGACGAACAGCTGGGCGGTCGCGGCGATCGACGGGGCGAGGACGGTGACCGGGCCGGGCGCGACGCTCGGGGCGAAGAGGCTGATGGCGGTGGTGATCGCGGCGGTGGTGATCGCCTGGTCGGCGCCGCCAGCCTCCGCCACGGTCGGGGCGAACAGCACAGCGGAGCCAAGCGCCGCCCCGCTGAACGACGTGATCTTGCCGGTGTACGCCTCTTCGACGGCCACCCCGATGGAGGCATTGGGCGGGACGATCTCCGGCCCCAAGCCGCCGATGAGGCGCTGCAGCACGCCGTTGAAGTAATGCCTGATGACGGTGTAGCCATCAACGATCCGTACTTCAACGCGGAAGCGGCGCGGAGACACGCTGGTGTCGAGCGTGTCGCTCTGGTCGATCAACTGAAATTCCAGCGAACTGCCGTTGTCGTAGCAGCGATACAGGCGCAGCGTCCCGCTGAGAATCAGCGAGAGGTAACAACTGCCGGTGCTCGTCCCGAGGAACGTACAGATACCGACCCACGTCCCAGACGGCGCGGTGTCGTAGGTGATCTCGGCGGATTGCGCGAGGCCGATCGCGGTCGTCAGCCGGGCGCTCTGCTCGTCAGGCGTCCCACCCGCCTTGGGCTGCACCCCGTTGTTCTTGGTCGGCGTGACCCAGTGCGGCACCGCGGCCCACAGGCCGCCTTCCGACAACGGGTCTTCGCTGCCGACGAACGTGGACGTGACCGGCGTGCCACCGATGAAGGCGGTGGTGATCGCCTGGGCCGTGGGCTGGCTGACGGTTGGCGTGGAGACGACCAGCGTCGAAGTGATCGTGTCGGCGGTGATGGCTTGGTCGGCGGGAACAACCGGCGTGACGGTCGGGGCCGGGAGCGGGGAGAGGATGCGTAACGAGAAAATCAACGTCTGCGTATGTTTCGTCCAGGTGCCTCCGTTGCGATTCCACCCCCTTTCGTCGTCCGCCAGATCCATCCCGAACGGCTTGCCGCCGTTGCTGGCGTTGTAGATCCAGGTACAGCAATTGACCAGGTCCCGGCTGCCCGTGCGAGACAGCCGCGCCCAGTACTGTCCCGGCGACAACGATAGGGAGGAAAACGTAAACGTGTAGTACTGGGGAACCTCCGGTTCAATCCACGGATTGGAAACAACCGCCGACGCGGGCAGCGTTGCGGAAGTTGCCACGACGGTCCCGGTCAACGAACCAGTCAGAATCTCCAGCAGAAGACCATCGGTGGGAGTGCCGCTTTTATCGAGGGGGAGTTGCACGATGTCAGTCGCCGTAACCGCCGACACCACGGTGAACGGCTGGCCCAGCATCTCGAACGCGCCACTGCCGCCGTAGAGTTCCCAAGAACTGACTGCCTCCCAGATGGGACTCGTCGTGAAGGCCCGATACGGGTGGATGGTCGTCGGCGGCAGCAGGCCATACCCCACGCTCGGCGTGCGGACGACGAGCGTCGAGGCAATCGTCTCCCCGGTGACGGCCTGGCCGGCAGGGGCAACCGGGGTGACGGTCGGGGCGTAGAGCGTTGTGGCTCCAGACGCCGCCGCGAGAACCGTAAAAGGCGTGTCAGCGGTACCACTGGGGTTCCACGCGCCACCGGTCATGATGAACCCAGTCCCCGCATGTGTCAGTGCTGTGCTCACGCTAACCTGCACAAACCCGCCGCCCGTGATCGCACTGATCACTTCCAGCCCAAAGGCATACCACGTCCCCGCCGCCAATGTGACCGATGGAGAAAATGTAAACGTCACTGGGGCATAGCTGGTTGACAGTATCGAGGGGTCCATCGATGCCGTCGTCGCGATAACACTGTCCACGACGCTGCCGCTGCTCTGTGTGGTATAGAGCGCCCCCCGCACACTCCCCCCGGTCACCGTGCCGTTCAAACGCACATAGAACTGACACGCCACGACCTCGCGTCCATCGCCCTGAAAGCTCTGCGCTCGCCCGGTGGCGAGGTTCACAAAGTTCTGTCCGCCCGTGGAGTTCAACTGCGAGTAGGCATCCACTACCTGCGCCGTTCTCGGAGTCTCCACGTTCTGGGCGGGGGTGAAGTCGCTGGTGACGATGCGGGTGCCGGCGGAGCTGCTGGAGCCGGTGCGCCAGTTCACGTCCGAGGTGGACATCGGCCCGGCGGCGGTGCGCTCCCAGGCGAGCTGGATGAAGAGATACTGGTTCGCGCCGACCGAGAACGCGCCGGGGTTGACGGTGAGCGACGAGGTGAAGTCGGAGGTCGTATTGGCGATGGCGCCGGTGAGGGAGGCCTGCTGATGGCCGCTGGTGATCTCCGTGGCGCTGGAGCCGTTGGCGTTGGCGACGATGATGCGGAAGCGGATGCGGCCGTTCTGGGTGCTGGCGGACGTGACCCCACGCACCACGAAGTTGAATGCCCAGTCGCCGGAGGCGAAGCTGCCATTGACGGCGTTGGTGCTGCGGAAGGCATCCCGCATGCTGACGAGCGTGCTCACCCCTTCCGGGGCCACGGGGAAGGTGAATGAACTGGAAGCTCGCTCTTGGCCGAGCGCGTATTCCGAATGGGCGGTCGAGCCGGTGCCAACCACCCAGCCATCGGGATTGGTCGCGGCAGTGACGGGAGTCTCGTCGATAGTGCGGAACGGACCCTCGACGCTATTTGTCGCGGTGAGGTAGTACGACTTGGTCGCCACCTTACAGCTCGTCCAGCTCGATGTCGGCGAACCCTTGATCGCGGTACGCCTGCCGCTCGGCCTCAGTGAGCTTCACGCGCCACCAGACATAGTCCAGCAGCCGCGCGCAGGCCTCGCGGTAGTGCTGGACCTGCTGCGCGAGGGTCAGGTCGGGGCGTTCACGCAGGGGATGCGTGCTGGAGGGCTCGGTCACCGGACGACTCAAAGCAGCGACAGCCGGGACAGTGGTAGTCACCGTCGCGAACCCCGTTCCCGTGGCGAGTTCTCCACAGTTCGAGGTTCTCAGTGGCGTTGTCCTGCTTGTCGCCGTTCTTGTGATGGACGGTTTCGGTCTTCAGCAACGGCCGCCCGAGGTGCTGCTGCAGCACGTAGCGATGCTCGAACATCCAGCGATTGAGCGTTCCACCAATCGTGCCTGCCGTGCCGCGAGGCACCTTCACGATGATGTAGCCGTTCATCGGCTTCCGCGCTCCGATCGGATGCTCGTGGTCGTTGAAGCACTCCCGCGAGCAGAACCGACCACGGCTCTTTCTCTTGGGTACGAACGCTGCGCCGCACTCTTCACACGTCTTGGTGCCGCGGCAGCAGGCATCGGAGCACCAGCGGCTGTTCGCACTGACTGGCTGAAAGGTCTGCCCGCAACGGCGACACGGCTTCGGCTGATATAGATTGGGCCACATCGCTCTATGTCATGTTTCTACCGTTTAGCTAAGTCCTTACGTATCAAGAACTTCAGAGCGCGAACCACCCCGAGGCGTGAACGGTCACATTGATATTTCCGCCATTGGGGGTCACGGGCATTCCCGTCATGCCGGTGTCGTAGAAGGCGACCAGGGGGTCGGCGGTCGGCGTGGTCGGCGTGTCGTTCCACAGGATGATGTTCTCGGACTGATCGCCGGTGACCGAGGACCAGGTGAAGTCGGCGGTGTCGAACACGCCGTCGACGATCGTCGGCGAGGTCAGAGCGGAGGAAACCGCGACCTTCGAGGCGGCGGGGACGGTGGCGTCGGCGTAGGTGGTGTGCGCGGCGTTGTAGGTGTAGTCGGCGCCGTCGATCAGCGAGGCTTTGATCTGATCGGTGTCGAGATCATGTTCCTTGTTGAGCAGGGCCTGCTTGAATTTCGGGTACAAAAGATTGGCCATCGTAGTTGACTCCCTATGTTAAATTGAGGTCATGCGTCACAGCGATGTGTCGGCCGTATGCGAGTACTGCCACACTCCGTTCACGCGACGATTCTGGGCCAGCACCAGACCACCTCCTCGCTTTTGTTCCTACCGCTGTCGTGGCCTTGCGGCCCGAGTACCGCCAGACGAGCGCGTCCGTCAGTACGAATACGTCTGGACTGACGACGGTAGAGTCCCGCTTCACCGGATGCTGTTCCTCAATGCGCACGGTCCCGGCCCACATCCGTGCCATTGGTGCGGCACTTCCGTGGTCGCAACACCGGGTGCTCGCACGAAACAGGGCGCACTGGTGGTCGATCACCTCGACGACGACCCGTCGAACAACGCCATCGACAACCTCGTGCCGAGTTGCCATCGGTGTAATTGCACACGCAGCGGACCCCCGCCGAAGTACGTTGCTGAATTTACATGCGAACAGTGCGGCGCAACATTTGAACGGGTTGATCAACACCGAAGGGATCGGCCCATCCGTTTTTGCTCTCGACGCTGTCGTTACCTCGCAACCGGACAGTGATCTCCTCCTTCGATCGCCAACGTCGGCAGGATGATCAGTTGGTCGGCAGGGCGGCCGTCCTGGCGGTCGCCCGCTTCGAGCCGCGCGTGCGGGCGGATCTCGCACGCGGGGCCGAAGCCGCGGCGGAAGAACTTCGCCCACTGCTTGTGCATCCACGCGACGTAGAGCGGCTCGTGGACCGGGTGGTTCTCGGTCAGCACCGCGACTTCCCAGTAGAGGCGGCCGTGGTCGTCGGTGGCGCACACAATCCGCATCTCGGAGGCACTGCCGAAGAGCAGACGGCCGAAGCGCGCTGCGTTCCGTTTGACGTCGTGGTAGGTCGGGCGGCGGGTAGTGTCCGGGTAGACGCGGTACTCCCAGAGTGACCAGCGTTGATGCTGAGAGTTAGGGTCCATCGCATCACGACGGCGGCTCGACCAGGATGTTGCGCTCGGCGGCGTCGACCGCGACCGAGGCCTGGGAGCGATCGAAGAAGTGCATCTTCAGGGGATGCTGGCGGTGCGACGGGTCCATCCAGCAGGCGTGGCAGATGGGGAAGGAGGCCATCCGCCCGTCCTCGTCGCGGGTGACGCCGACGATCGGGTGAGCGGGGGCGAGGGCGCCGCAGCCGGAGCAGAGTTCGTCGGGCATCAGAAGGGCACTCCGAGGATCTGCAGCGTCGCGCCGGCCCCGACCGCGTAGAGATCGGAGAGCTTCACCGCGCCGGTGGGGAAGGGGCCGATCGACACCGGGAAGGTCGAGGCGGTCGCGATCTTGATCCCGGCGGTGGTGGAGACCGACGACCCGCCGATGTAGCCGTCGGCGCCGGTGGTCGAGAGGAGGAGCTGGCGGTACGGGATGTCGGTCGCCGCGTCGATGGCGCCGGCCGTGCCGCCGTAGACGTCGGAGACGCGCTTGGCTCCGGCGGCGAGCGCGAGACTGTACGCCTTGGTCATGGCTGCCTCGTGTGCGGATCGGTTACCGCCGATCGATCGTGCCGGGGTTGCGATCTTCGAGTGAGGGCGGCTCCGGCGGCGTCTCGGAGGGTTGATAGCGCGTCGGCAGCGGCGGGAGGCCGGAGACCGAGTTGCGCGACTCCTCGCCCGAGGGCGTCGGGACGAAGGGCGCCGGCCAGAGCGGATCGGTCGCGGCGACACCCGGGTTGCCGTCGGCGTTCGGATCGGATCCGCTGGCGGTGATCGAATCGCCCGAGAGGCTGGGCGTCGGCACGACGGCGTCGGAGAAGTAGGTCTTCAGATCACCCATGATGAGAGGCTCCTTCTAGTGATAGAGCGCGCTGGCGTCGGTCTCGCGCCAGTCGCCGCCGCCCTGATCGCAGTGACAGCTGCAGCTGGCGGTGTCCCAGCTGTCCCAGAGATCGGCGGGGGCCTGTTCGTCGTCGCGCAGCGAGAGCATCTGCACGCCGTACTTGAACTCGGCGGACTTCGCCTCGGCGAGACTGACCAGGAAGTACGGATTCGGTTTGTCGGGCGTGCCGGGCCAGAGCGCGGCTTGGGCCAGCGCGCCCGCGACGAGGACCTCGGCGCCGTCGGCGAGGACGCCGGAGAAGAACTGGCCGTCGACGAGGCGCGATCCTTGACGGTGATAGAAGCCGGAGAAGGTGGTCGCGGTGCCGGCTGGATAGACTTCTGAGCGGACCGCGCCGGTGACGGGATCGGGCGGCGCGGGGAGCAGGGCGCGCGCCGAGCCGGTGGTCGCGTGCAGCGGATCGGCGCAGGTGAGGGCGGCGAGCGACTGGTCGGTGCAGATCTTCTTCTGCTGGGAAGGGTCGACGACGATCTCGAAGCTCGCGAAGTCGGCCGGCATCGTGACGTAGGGGGTGAGGCCGTCGTAGACGAGATCGAGCGTGCCGCGCATGAAGCTCCAGCGGCGCGCGGCGAGGAGTTGTTTGTAGGCGGTCTGCACCCACTCGCGGGCGAGGAAGGTCGGCGCCGCAGGGCAGTAGAGACGGACGGTGCGCCAGCAGTAGCCGAAGTCGCTAGGCACCGGTCGGCTCCTCGGGCGGCTCCTCGGGCGGCTCCTCGGGCGGCTCCTCGGGCGGCGGCGGCAGTGCGTCGGAGCCGGGCGTGGCGAACTCGCGCTCGAAGGGACCGGTCAGCGAGATCGTCGGGCCGGGGTTGAAGATGGCGATGAGCACCTGGCCGGCGACCAGCGCCCCGGTGTGCTGCTGGTAGCTGACCGGGACTTCGACGTAGTCGGTCTTGTCGACGGGCGGCCCCTGGACGCGCAGGACGATCGCGTCGAGGTGCTTGGCGCGGTCCTGGACCATCAGGGTGCCGCCGTGCGGGATCTTGCGCAGGGCCTGGAAGTGGTCGGTGCCGTCGTTGGCGGTGTTGGCAATCCAGACCTTGGTCACGGAGGGGAAGGTGGCGTTGTTGAAGCGGAGCTGGTTACCGATCGGCGGCTCGTTGGGAGTGGCGTTGTAGCTGTAGACGAGATACGCGCCGAAGAGCGGCGAGACGTTGGTGACGGCGTAGGGCGCGCCGTGGGCGAGGACGCCGCCGGTGATCTGGCCCGAGGTGTAGGCGACGACGCGGACCGCCATCGCGCTGATGCCCTTGGTGTCGAAGCGCCACTGGCCGGGCATCGAGCGGGTGGCGAGGACGGTGAAGTCCTGACCGTCGATGGAGCCGAGGATCTCGACCGTCCAGACGCCGGTGCCGTTGAGGGAGACCAGGGCGGAGGAGCCGGCCGTCTGCACGAGGTACGCCTGGCGCGGCTGCGGGCCGGTGTCGAGATCGAACGAGAGCCCGTGCAGGACGGGCGTGTACTTCGTCAGCAGCATACGGACTCTCGATCGCAGACGCGAGCGAGACGCGAGCGAGACGCTCCTACGCGCCTACTTCCCGATCGCCTCGAAGCGCGCGGTGTAGGTGGAGAGGTTGACGCCCCCGGCGACCTCGACGCCGGTGGTGCCGACCAGCCACTTGACCGCGCCCCCGCTGCCGGAGGGCACCCACACCGGGTAGACGAACAGGGTGCCGTTGGTCGCGGGGGTGAAGAGGATCAGCTGCACACGCGCCATCCCGAGGTCGGCGGGCACAATCGGGTCGCCGCCACTGACGTAGCTGGCGGGCCCGGTGTAGCCGCCGATCTTGCGGATGCACGCATTGCTGCTGTCGTGGTACTGCCCGACCGTCGTGCGATCAATGGTTGGCACAGGCGGTCCTCCTCAGAAGTTCTCGGACGGCAGATCGAGATCCACGAGGATCAGGTGATTGCCGGTGCCGCCTGCGGTGTTGGTCGCCTTCGGCGAGGCGATCGTGCCGAGCGGCGTGGTGCCGGGCGCGGTGCCGGCCGCCACCAGGACGGCGAGATCGGTGGCGCCGCCCACCAGCATGTCGGCGCCGGCCACCGCGGCGGTGACGTTCGCGTCAGAGGCACGGACGTAGCAGGGACCGCCCTGCTGGATGCAGGTGAAGTTGCCGCGCGTGGCGGCGTTGTTGATCACGCCGGCGATCTGGTTGAGTGTGGTGCCGCCTGCGGTGGTGACCTTGTAGTTGGCGCGGTCGACCCAGTAGACCGGCTGGTTCGCTTTCGGGGCGGCCGCGGCGGCGGAGTCGACTTGGACGTACTGGAAGCGCTTGGTGCGCGACGGTGACGAGGCGGTGCCGCGCGCCGGATGCGTCATCGTGAAGCGGGCGCCGAGCTGGCCGGGATAGAGATTCGACGCGGCGTCCTCGGTGAGCGGGTTGCCCGATTGCAGGTAGATGGCGTTCTGTTCGTAGGGGACAGGCATGGACGATCTCCTTCTCCTTGCCAGCAGCTAGCTGGTGATGCCGTGGAGGACCCGCGAGAGGCGGAGTGCCTTCACCGTGAGATTGCCGGCGAAGAGGATCTGCCCGGCGACCTGGTTGTCCTGGCGCGCGCCTTTGAAGCCGGTGAAGCCGAAGGCGAACTTCGACGACTGCGCGATGTAGAGACGGATGTAGGCGTCGTCGCCGGTCGGGCCCCAGTTGATCCACCAGAAGGTCTCGGCGGCCGCGGAGTAGTCGCCGAGATCGGCATCGTTGACGCCGTCGACGCCGGGGCAGTACTGCGACATCAGGATCGTCGCCTTGTCGAACTTCATCCCAGGCCAATTAATTTCCGGCTGCGTCGTGTCGATGATCTGGTGCGGCAGGAAGTTCTCGGAGATGTACCCCATGCAGCGGTTGGTGGTCAGACCGGTGGTCGGCGCTTCGTTGCCGATGATCGTCGAGAAGTACGAGTGACGCAGCACGCGGTAGGAGATCGGGCCGTTGACGTTGGCGGCGACCAGGCCGGTGGGCGGGGTGAGCGCCGGGACGACGTCGGCGCGCGTCTGCCCGCCGTAGGACGGGAAGGTGTTGCCGGCGTAGCTGGCGTTGGTGCCGTCGTTGAGCGCCTCTTCGAGCCCGTTGATCTCGGCGGTGCGATCGTCACCGGCGAGCGCCTGGCCGTGGTGGAACGCCGCGATTTCGAGAATCGCCGACATGGTGAGCGCGGCCTGCTGCATGTCGGTGCGGATGACCGAGAACGCCGCGCGCGGGCCCGCCATCTCGACTTCGAGATCTTCGAGGAACTCGGTGACGTTCACCTGGTAGTACCGAGGGCCGAAGAGGAGACCCGTGCGGGTCTGCCGCCGATCGATGTTGAAGGAGGCGCCCTTCTTGTAGCTGCCGCCCTTCATCGGTTTGAACATGAAATTTTCTTGGATTTGCGGCCCGATCCACTTCCGAGTGAAGCGAGCTTTCGCCATCGCAATCAGTGGGCCCGCGCGGAAGTAGCCGTCGACGACGCCAGGCATGATCTCCTTCGTCGTGACGGTATTGACATCGTCCAGCTGAATCGCCATCGAGGTCCTCCTGGCGTGGTCCCGTGCCTGATGCGTCTACCCCGGCGCGTCGTCGCTACTGCCCGCGTGCGCTTTGCAGGCGTTCGTACTCAGCGACCGCGGAGTCGATCGTGTGAGCGGCGGGACCGTCCTTCGTCGAGAGAATGTCGAGGACAGAAGGACTGGCGTCGCGGATCGGGAAGGGCTGACCGGTCAGCTTCTTCCGCTCCTCGACGAGGCGCTTCTCGACCTCGGCGTTGATGCGTGCGTCTTCGGCGTCTTTCTGTTTCTGCGCGACCCGCTCGCCGTAGCGTTCGTTGTAGGCGTCCTGCAGCGAGAAGATGCGATTGGGCTGCCCGGCGATCGGTTTGCCGAGTTTCGGGTTCGATCCCAGCGCCTGCATGTCCGGCGCTTCGCCGAACATCTGGTAGTGGCGCATCGCCTGATCGATCGTGAACATATTGAGGTTCACGTAGTCGCGGCCGGCGTCGGCGATCGCGTCGTCGACGGTCTTGCGGATGTCGACGGCGGGATCGGGCTTCGGCGGGGTGGGGGTGGGGCTCGGATGCGGATGGCCGCCGTTGCCGGTGGCCTTGAGCGTCTTGTAGTCGTCGAGCGCGGTCTTGTTGACCTCGTACCACGAGTTGAGCCGCTCGAACTCGGAGACCAGTTGCTGCTCCTTGCCCTTCAGCTCCTCGGTCTGCGCGCGGATCCCGTCCATGTGCTTGCTGTAGTCGCTGCGGGCCAGCGCGCTGTCGCCGATCAGCGTCACGGCGTCGCGTGCCTCCGCGGATTGAAACGCGGCCTCGACCTGTGCGCGGGAAGACTCGGGGAGCTTCGCGAGCACGCTAGCCATCAGGCTTTGTCCCGACTCGAATGCACCCATGAATCAGATCTCCTTGGCCGTCTGAGCCAGCGGCGAGGTCGCCCTCCGCGGGGATGCGGGCGAGGCGAGCGGGTCCGCCTTCAGATCGCGCCGGGTCCGGCGATGCCACGGTCGATCCCACCCATCGGCGCCGCCGGTCCGGGATTGGTGGGAGAGATGGAGCCGCCGCCGGCCGACATCACGTCGGCGAGCAGCTGGGCGATCAGGTCCTTGATCAGGCCGATCTGCGGTGCCTTGGTGGGCAGCGCCTGGGCCGTGGCGTCGAGGACTGAGGTGACTTGGGTAAAAGCCGCGGTGATGCCGGTGAGCATCTCCGGCGGGATCTCCTGCGGCGGGAGCGGGGGCACCGCGCCGCGCATCGAAAAGGGCGTGTTGCCGCCGCCGGACATCGCGGTCGGGGAGGGCGGCGGGCCGTCGAGCGGCGAAGCGGCGTTGCTGGGTGGAATCGTCGAGGCTGGCGGGAAGGCCATCAGCGTTTCCCTCGCATCTCACGGCGTTCAGCCGGCGACCGTTTCATCCACCGAGCTGGCGGCTTCCAATCGCGGGGTATGGTCTGTCCACGATCCAGCGCCAACTGACGCACCTGGGCGTTGGGAAGACGCGAATCGATCGTGCGCGACTCGTTCGGCAGGTGAACGTCCTTGCCGGCCATCAGCGTTTCCTCCCGGTGATCCGCCGGTAGCGCGACATCTGCTTGGTCGCGTGCTTGGTCGCCTCTTTCAGGCGCGCGTCGTCGCGGCGGATGTCGTCGGCGTCGGTGAGCGTGCGGAGATCGGACTCCGCCTTGTACTGGCGCTCGGTCGCGGTCATGGTCGGGAGCGGGGAGCCGCGGTTGGCAGCCATCAGCGAGACCCTCCACGCGAGAGCGAACGGGTGGTGCGGCGCTTGGTGAGCGACGGCATCGCGTGCAGCGAGAGGTCGGGGGTCGGGTCGGCGCGCTCGCCACGGGTGGACGCGCGAGCGGCGGCGCGCTCGGCTCCGGCGAAGAGCAGATCGCCGGGCTTGCCGATGCCCATGCGGCGGTTGATCTCCGCGTCGACCGGGTTCGGGCCGACCGTGCTCACCTGGCGGGCCTCGCCATCGGCCGCGAGCCGCTGCGGAGTTGGGTTTGGATCGGCGCGGACTTGCCGGACTTCTTCTTGCCGAAGCGCCGCTTGCCCTTGCCGCCGCCCTTCTCCGATCGGTACTGCTGGACGTTCGGGAGGTAGCCGGCCGGATCGCCCTTCGGCATCAATGCTTCCCCTTGCTCATCGATCGGCCGTGCCACTTCTTGCCGAGCGCCGGCCGCTTGTTCGCCGTCGCGTAGAAGACACGCGTCCCCTTCTCGCCGCCGTACTGCTCTTGCATCGAGCTGAGCACCTTCGATCCGGACTTCGTGAGTGGCATCGGTACAAAAGAAAAGGGCCCACCGCACGCATGGCTTCGTGCAGTGGGCCCAGGACGTTGGACCGATCGGCCACAGCCCCCGCTGCGAATCGATCGGTCGGCGCCGGTCAGGGCGACGACGAGTGTCGGCTAGAGTGCAGAAGGGCGGCGAGCGCCGTCAAGCCCCCCGGGGGTCAGCCGAGGGCGTTGGCGGGTCAGGCGGGCTCGGTGGTGAGCGTGACCTGCACGCCCGGGAGTTCGATCGTGCGCGGCTGGCCGTTGCGGAAGTGGATGGTCAGGGCCCCGGAGTAGCGACGGCGGTAGAGCGCCATGAGGACCGCGGAGAAGTCGTCTTCACGCACGACGATGCGATCGAGGGCCTGGTCGATCGGGCGGGCGAGCGCGGGCGGCGCGGGCGACGGGCGATCGTCGGCGCTCACTTCGGACTCTCGACAGGTATAATGGGCAAACGATGCCAACCGGCGTCTATCAACGTCAGCCGAAACCCTTGGCTGATCCGCTGCCGCGCTTCTGGGCGTTCGTCGAGCAGTTCCCCAAGAGGCCTGCCGCTTGCTGGATCTGGACCGGGAAGACCGACAAGGGCTACGGGAAGTTCTGGTACCAGGGACGCAACGTCACGGCGAGCCGCTTCACGTACGAGCAGTACGTTGGTCCCATCCCCGCGGGGTTGAAGGTCTGCCACCACTGTGACACCCCAGCGTGCGTCCGTCCCAGTCACCTGTTCGTCGGGACGACGAAGGCCAACACCACGGACGCGATTCGGAAAGGACGCTTCGATCCCACCCTCCTCAAACACGCACGGAAGGCGACCGGGCCTGCCAACTGTCAGACGAAGCTGACAGCCGATCACGTGCGAGCGATCCGTGCTGAGTACCGACGAGGCACCGCACCACGCTCGACCACGACTTCGCTTCGCGGACTGGCAACGCGCTACGGCGTGACGAAGTACGCGATCTTTTCGATCATCCATGGATTGACCTGGCGTCACTTAGGCGACTCCGTGATCGTCTGACGCCCGCCTGGTTCGTCATTCTTCGTTTCTTGTTGTGGCGGAGACTGACCGGAGGCCTTCCTGCCACTCGGACTGACCGTCTGGCCGATGCCGAGCATCTGCTGCGCGGAGAGGCGTTCGGTGACGGTGGTCGGGACGCGGATTTCGAGGAGCTGGCCCGAGGCCGGATCGAGCGTGAAGGTGCGGCCGGTGACCGGGTCGGAGTACTGCGGGAGGGAGGGCATCGCGCCCGCGGCCATCGCCTGGATCCCCATCGGGTTGGCGGCGAGCTGCTGCAGCATCCCTTCGAGGATGCCGGGAGGAGGCGCGTCGAGCGGAGGAAGTGGGATGGACGGCGGCGCGCCGACGTTGGGCGTTTCGAGCGTCTCGTGCAGCGACCAGAAGTCGTAGTAGCCCATGCGCGCGAGCTGCACCCGCATCATCTTCCGCTCTTGCGCATCGATCGAGAGGACGCTGTTCGGCGCGACGACGAAGACGAACTGCTTGTGGAAGTACTGCGCGCGCTGGTCGCGGGTGGTGGTGTTGGCGTCGAGTTCGGGGGTGTAGCCGGGTTGGCCGGGGAGCAGAGCGGGCACCAGGGTGTCGGGGTCGTAGTCGAAGTCGGAGAGCGTGCGCCCGCCCTGGCCGAGGATCATGATGCGCTTCGACTCGGAGAGGAACTGGAAGTAATTGACTTTGATCATCTCGGAGAAGTCGCGCAGGAAGAGTTCGACCTGCCGCGCTTCCTGGCGGATCTCGGGGGTGAGCGCCTCGTAGTACTTCTGGATCGTGTCGGCGGAAGGGAGCTGGCGCAGTTGGAGGAGCGCCGAGAGGTTGGCGGTGCCGGAGAGGTCGGCGAACTTTTGGGTGAGGCGGTCCCAGAGGTCGAGGCCCATCGAGAGGATCTGCGGGTTGGGGCCGTCTTCTTTCTTCCACGGATCGCCGAACCCGGGCATCACTTTGACGCGTTTGCCGGCGCGGCGCGGGTCCATCAGCTTCATGGTGGACTCGGAGACCGCGTTGCGGTTGTAGGTGATGTCGGGGTTGGTCCACTGCTGCATCCCGAGGCGGACATCCTGCACGGTGTCGTTGATCGCGTCCTGGAGCGGGAGGAGATCGTTGAACAGCGGGATGCCGAGGAACTGCCAGGGCAGCGACCAGAGCTTCAGGCGGCAGAAGGGGAACATCCCGTGCCAGTAGGTCTGCGGCCCGTCGTAGATGATCGCGTCCTCGGTGGCGACGAGCAGGCGGCCGCGCGGGTAGAGCGGCTGGCGCGGTTGGACGGTGTAGGCCCAGTTGGAGCCCGGCGTGCCCATCGGGATCGGGCGGTCGGTGAGGTTGCGCGTGCGGTCGCGGAAGTAGGCGCGGTAGAGGACGAGCGATCCCATCCGCGCCTTGCGCTGGGTCGCGGCGGTGCCGCCGAGCGTGTCGAGCGGATCGGCCGGTGAGATGAGGCGCGAGAGGCCGACGCGGAAGCGGCCCATCACCCGTCCGAGGACCGAGTCGGACGCCGAGCGAAAGAGCTGCGCCTTCGCCGGGTACATCCCGCGCAGGACGTTCACCGTGTGCTCCTCGCGGAAGCAGACGCCTTCCCAGAGCTGGCAGGAGCGGCCGAAGGAGGGGCGCAGGGGCAGGGTGTCGCGCGGATCGCGGGCGGAGAGCTGGTGCGCGCCGCCCTGCGGGGCGTGCGGATCCCAGTCGATGACCAGATCGCCGGTGCCTCCGGCGAGGGCGTACTTCACGCAGTCGCCCAGGTCGAGATCCATCATCGTGGTGATCCACTCGCTGAGGAGGTACTTGTTGAGGAGATCGGCCTGGACCTGATACTCGGGGTTCGCCTTCCAGCCGGCGACGGGGCGGAGATCGGTGATCGCGGAGACGTGGGCCTGCATCGCCTTGCGCGTTTCGTTGATGGTGACCTGCGGCAGGTATTTGAGCTTGCAGCGCTCGGGCGAGAGCTGCTCGCCGACGATGTACTCCTGCGCGCGGGTGATGATGTCGTAGGAGGGGTCGGCGCGGTTGATCGCGTCGCCCTCCTGGATCCACTCGCGCAGCCAGCCGAGGACTTTCGGGTCGCCGTGCTGGAGGGACTCGGCGGAGGTGAGCGGCAGATCGAGGAGACCGGATGAAGAGAAGTCAGCCACGGCGTGTCCTCAGATGAAGATCGGCTTCAGCCTTCTTACGGGCGCGGCGGCGGGTGGCGGCGAGGTGGACGCGGAACTCCGCGTTCTCGCCTTCTTTGCTGTTGGCGATGTCGAGGACGAGGCGGTGCGCGACGCAGCGCCAGCAGGGACATGGCTCGTCGGCGGCGCCCAGGCGGTGCGGCTCGTCGCGAGAGGCGGCAAGGACGCGATTGAGCGCGTCCTGGTACTGCACATGATCAGCCCTCGGTCAGCGTGAAGGCGAAGGCGTTGCTGACGACCCCGCCCTGCGCGACGGCGACCGGGATCTCGATCGCGACTTCGGCGGTGGACATATCGACCTCGGTGGTGAGTTCGGTCGAGGACTCCACCGTGGTCGGCTCGGGCGTGCCGTTCCAGAGAATCGCGGCGTCGGCGGTGAAGCCGCTGCCGACGACGTGCAGCGTGAAAGAGGGCGAGCCGAGGACGGCGGAGGATGGGTTGATCGCGGCGATGACGGGAGTCGGCGGCGGCTCGGGCGCGGCGGGCGGCGGCGGATCGGGGAGCGGCTGCCAGGCGATCGGAGTGAGCGGCCGAGCGTCGATCGCGACGAAGGCCGCAGACGGGTCGTGCCAGCGGGCGACGAGTTGTCGGCCGCCGGAGAGGTAGACGAGGAGATCACGGGTGTCACGCGGGGCGGTCGAGATCGGGGACCAGTCGGCCATGATCGTCTCCTACGCTGTCGTCGGCAGCGGCGGCAGCGGCTGCCAGTGGGTCGGTTCGATGCGACGGTCGTCGGCGAGCCAGCACTTGATCCCGTGGCGGTCGCCATACCAGCCGATGAACAGCCGGCCGCCGGGGAGGACGACGAGCAGGAGATCGCGGCCGTCGAGCGGGGCGGTGGCGATCGGCTGCCAGGCGTCGGCGGGCGGAGCCTTCTCTGGGGCGTCCTTCGGCGGCGTCTTCGCCATGTCGTCACTCCTTGAGATGGTCGAGGGCGGAGGTGTTGCTGTCGTCGACGCCGGGGCCGTAGCTGTGATCGGGCTCGGTGGCGCCGAAGCGGCGGAGGCCGAACTTCTTGGTGTAGGCGGGGTCGGGTCGCTCGCCGCCAGAGAAGCGGGCGGGGTCGAGGCTGTGGACGTCGCGGTTGGACGAGTCCTGCGACCAGCGCCGCCAGACGAGCGGTTGGCCTTCGCCGTTGCGGTACTGCTGCTCGGAGGTGCGTTCGATGTCGCGGAGCTTTTTGAGCGAGTCGACGACGACTTTGTTGTTCTGGCCATCATGTGCCTCGAACTCCTGGAAGCCTGGACCGCTCGACGCATCCATCCGTGCGACCGCGGGGATCCAGTTCATCTTCCGCCCGCAGTGCAGCGGCGCTCCGGCCGTCGCCCCGACCGCGATCGGGACGTTGATGTCGACCAGGACCTGGCCGCAGATCTGACACCAAAAATCGTGGTTCGCCACAGAGATCTCCTTCAGCGCAGCCGCGGCAGACTGACGTCGCCGACAAACGCTCTGAGCAGCCAGAGGATGATCACCAGCACCACCACCACCCGGATGACCACTTTGATCGGCGGCGAGATCGGCAGGTAGGTCTCGACCAGGTAGAGCACGACGCCGATGATGATCAGTACCAGCAGCAGTTCAATCAACCCCACGGCAGCCCTTCCTCTCTCTCTCCTTCAGGGGACGCAGACCGCGTCCTCGGCCGGCAGCACTGACACGGGTTGCCGGCCGCAGCGGAAGGCGACGAAGCACGCCAGCGAGCGGCTGTCCTGGATGATCTGGATGCGGCACCACTCCGATCGCTGCTCGAACACGGCGACGAAGCGCGGCCGGGGCGGCGCGATCGTGGCGCAGGCCGCGAGCGGAATCGCCACGATCACCACCGCGAGAAGGACGAGCGGCGGCATCTAGCCTCCCCGGTGGAAGATCTCGTCGCGGATCCGATCGACCACCGCGCGGATCTCCTGCTCGATCGAACGGCCGCGTTTGCTGGCGCGGTGCTGCAGCTCGGCGAGCTGCCCCGGGGTGAACGGGAGGCGGATGTCGCCGACGCGGATCGCGGCGAGCCGCTCGATGGCGGCGAGGAGCACGGCCGGCGATACGGTGGTCGCCAGGCCGACCGTCTCTTCGAGGCGGCGGCAGTCCTCGGCGGAGAGGACGAGGCTGCCGGGCGGGAGGGTCGGGGCCTGGTCGAGAAACGCCGCGATCTGGTTCCCGAGATCGACGAGCAGGGGCGCGAGCTGCTTCTGGCGCAGGGCGCGGTTAGATCCGTTGCCGCTCGTCGAAGAAGAGCGCGCCGGGGTTGGCGGAGACGTCGTCGACGAACTCATCGTCGTCCTCCTGGTGATGATCGGCTTCCTCGATAGTGAGGCCGGTGTTGCGGTAGTCGCCGACCGGTTGGCGTTCGGTCGCGGCGCGGGCGCGCAGCGCGGCACGGCGGCGACGGCGCTCGGCGATCGGCTCGATCTCGCCGCCGGCCATCCGCCAGGCGACGTAGTAGCCGATGGCGGCGGCCATCACGCAGTCGTCGTGCTGCCCGCGGGCGGCTTCTGCTTCGCCAATCGTCGACTCGGTGATGAAGTGGCGCAGCTCGCCGCGCGTGATCGGCGAGTTGAGGATGAAGTCGGGCTGGGCGGTGATCGCGTCCTCGGCGAGGATCGCGCCGTAGAAGCTGGCGAGCAGCAGCGGCCGGGTGCGGTTGGTGGTGACCCAGCCGATCTTGGTCGAGTAGCGCCGCTCGGGGGTGGCGGAGTCGGCGTACTCCCAGACGTAGAACGAGGAGTAGCCGAGATGGAGCTGCATCGTGTCCTGGGTGGCGAGGCCGTGGCCGTTGGTCTCGATCGCGGCGAGCGCCTCCACACCGTCTTCGTCGGGATAGAGCCGGCCGATCGCGTCGCAGACGAAGGCGAGCTGCTTGGGGTCGAGGCGATTGGTGATGTACTGCGCGACCTGCTCGGCGGGTTCCTCGATGGTCGGGAGGCGGATCACGTCGACGACCGAGTAGTCCTGGCCGAGGCCGTCAGAGACGTCGGCCGCGAGGACGTAGCGGCGGGTGCCGCGGGGGCGCGGATACTCCCAGATCGAGAGGACCGACTGGCGCAGCGAGGGCAGGGCCTTGAGCGCCGCGGGCGAGAGGCGGTGGAAGCCGTAGCCGGGCGGCACCGGGAAGGTGAGATGCGCGAGCGGGGAGGCGGTCTGGGCGAGGCGCGGGCTGAGCGGCGGCACCGGGCGGCGCACGGTGGAGGCCGGCTCGTCGTCGGTGCGGACCTGGCGCAGCTCGGCGATCTCGCGCGCGGGCTCGACCATCCAGACATCGAGGAGCGGCTTCTGGCTGCCGGCGCGGTCGATCGTCGCGAGCTGGTCGAGGGTGAAGACCGAGCGGCCGGCGTACTGGAAGCACTCCTGATCGTCGGCGCAGTACTCCTTGAAGAACTTGTAGAGTTCCCCCTTCTTCTCGTAGAAGGCGCGGGTGCGCTCGTACCAGTAGAGCTGATCGCGGGAGAGGGTGACGGTCTTGCCGTCGAACCAGCGCGGCGAGTCGGTCTCGCACTTGGTGGCGTGCTGCGTGGTGGTGGTCAGGGGCGTCCAGTCGAGGGGCGCGGGGAGGGAGTACTTGGTCGGCTCGGCGTACCACGGGATGAAGACGTTGATGAAGCGGCCGTCACCGTCGGCGGTGGTGAGCCAGTGCTTGTGCCACCAGTCGCCGGCATACTCGGCGGTCGATTCGAGGACGACCAGGGTGAGGCGCGACATCGGGATCGCGGGGAAGAGCGCTGTGTCGAGCTGCTGCGGGTTGTCCCAGGTGGCGAGTTCCGAGATGTGGACGACGCCGAAGGTCTGGCCGCGGCCGATCGCGCCCTTGGTGCCTTCCTGGCCGGTCACTGATTGCAGGGCGCCGCGGGTGGACTTGCCCCACGCGGTTTTCAGGAAGCTCTGGTTGCTGAGGGTCAGCTCGCGATTCTTGTTGAAGTAGAGGCGATCGACCTTGAGGAACCAGGGGAGTTCGTCGTAGATGCGGACCACCATACGAAAGAGGTAGCCGGCCTGCTCCTCGACGTCGGCGCCGGAGATGGCGCGGACGTGCGGCTGGGTGAGGAGGCGGTGCGCGACCAGGGTTTCGGCGAGGGTCGAGACGCCGAGCTGCCGCGCCTTGAGCACGTTCACCAGGAGGCCGTCGGGATGCGTCGTGCTGGCGCGGCTGACTTCGAGCCGGCCGAGCGCCTTGAGGACGAAGTGCTGCGACTCCCAGAGCGGGTAGAGCGGGCGGAGGCCCGAGCCCTGATCATCAATATAGGCGAAGCGCTCGGCGAAGTAGGGGAAGTCGAAGGTGACCCTGAGCTTGGTCGCGCGGATGAACGCCTGCTCGTCCTCGGTGAGCGGACGCGCGACACGGTTGTCCTCGTCGACGGCGTTCATCAAGGTCGCGGTCAGCGCCGCGGAGTCGGCGACCGAGTAGCGCGGGATGCCGTCGGGGAACTGCAGGCGCAGCGACGGCTGCTGCAGGAGGCGGGCCTCGACCGCCTCAATGATCCGCGGGTCGTACATGGCTACCGCTCACCGATCGCCCGGGCGATGACGAAGATCAGCCACGCGAACACGAGGCCCACGATCACAATCGCCTGCGGCAGGGTGAGGTCAGGCAGCATCGGGGCCGGGGTGGCTGCGAAGGGGTTGGGCCACGTTGGGCGGCTCGTCGAAGACGCGCTCGGGCGGCGGCGCTTCGGCGTCGGAGGGGTCCGGCTGCTCGCTATCCTCGGGCTCGTCTTCTGCGTCGTCGTCGGCGGGCGGCTCGTCGACCTCGGCGGGCGGTTCGTCGGCGTCGGGACTGAGGGTGATCGGCTCGTGGTAGAGGATCTGGCTGACCGCCTGCTGGAGCTGTTCGAGGGCGCCGGGCGCCTGGAGCGGCCGCTGCGGCTGGGTGACGGTGGTCTGCTGTTGCACGACGATGCCTCCGCTCTTCTGCGTGAGCTGCGCGAGTTCGAGCGCGACCTTCTGCCGATCGAGATCGGGCAGGAGGGTGATCTGCCCCCTGCCCTGGCACCGCGGGCACGGCCCGGGTGAGGGGTTCGGGACCTGCCGCGTCGGCGACGGCGTGATCGAGCCGCAGCCGTAGCAGGCGTCGCACGGGACGTGATGCGGCGCGGCGCGGTGGAGGATGTCCTGGACGACGGTGAGGATCTGCCCGGCGACCAGATGCGTGGCAGCGATGTGCGAGCGCGCGACCAGCGCCTTGCGGTAAGCGACGAAGAAGTCGGCGACGGTCAGGCCGGCGAGGCGGCAGAGACGCGGGAGCGAGGTCTGGTCGTAGCGCGGGTCGAGCAGCAGGCGCACGATCTGCTGCACGTCGGGCGAGGTGGCGCCCACCGCGAGCGCGCCGGTGAGGGCGTGGCGGCCGCCGACCTCGGCGACGAAGGTCTGCACCGCCTCATCGGAGAGGGCCTGGTCGGCGTCGCTGAGCGCGAGCGGCACGCGCGCGGCGGCGGGGACGAGACCGGACTTCCTTTTCATCAGCCGCGCGCCTCCTTCCGCTGGTAGAGGGCACGCTTACAGTGCGGGCAGCGGAACGCCCGCAGCGGCACCCGCGAGGGGCCTGAGCGGCGCCACTCGATGAGGACCGGCCGACGGCAGCGGGCACACCTGAGCGGCGCCGTCATCGCCGACGCTCCCGAGCCGCGGTGAGGCGTGCGAGATCGGCCTCACGCTCCGCCATCCGCAGGTGCAGGTCGTGGGTCTTCTCGTCGGCGAGGTAGACGAGGATCTCCTCGTCGTCGGGGGTGTGGCCGGTCGCCGCGCGCATCTTCTGGATGTAGTCGAGCGAGAGGCCCATCTCGATCGGATCGAGGAAGGTGACGCCGGTATCGGTGCTGGTGGCGACGGTGGGCGCATCGTCGGGCGGGGCGGGGCAGAGGTGGTCGACCAGACGCGCGAGCAGGACGTTCTGGCGATCGAGCGCGGCGCTGATCGCGGAGAGATCGCGCGTGAGGCGCCGCAGCAGGAACGCGCCGGCCAGCCGTTTGAACATGGACGGCAGGCAGGATACGCAGACGAGGCTGGGGTTTGTCCAGCCCCCCTCCCCCCTCAGCGATGACGGGAGGTTATCGCGGGTGCTCTTGCTCGTCGCGCAGGGCTCGTTCGACAGCGGCAAGCGCGTTTTCCAGCTCGGCGATGCGCTGATGCAGCTTCGCGACCGGCTCGCTGACCGCCGGGTCGAGCGCGATCTTCACCTCCCACGCACACAGGTCGGCAATCGCTTGGCGCGGGTCGGTCTCATGCTCATTGGTGTAGATGCAGTCGACCACCAGGGCGTCGATGACGGCGTCCTTCCACGCCTGCAGCGCCCCGACTTCGTGCTTCATCTGCTCGGCTTCGAGGTAGGTCAGGTGCTTCTCGATCTGATCGACGGCCCAGGCGTTGACGACACCGACGTCGGGCCAGACGTCCTTCGGCACGTCCGGGTGGGCACGCTTGTAGGCGTCCATCAGGGCCATCGACGCCTTGTGGTACCGCTCGAAGGACTGCTCGTACTCGACCACTTCGGCCGCGTAGCTGCGCGCCGCCTCACGCGCCTCCTCGACCTTCTCGTTGGCCTTGACCAGCTCCTCGTCTTTCGCCTGCACACACTGCTGCAGCGCCAGCAGCCAGGGGCAGTCGGCGCGGTGGCCCGCCTGCTCGTCGCAGAAGCGACACTCCGCGTTGTGATCGAACGGATCGCCATCACCGCTCATGGCTGGCGACCTCGCGTTCGAGCGCGGCGACGCGCGCCGCGAGCTGCACGAGCGCTTCGTCGATCGCATCGAGGCGATCGCTGCCGCCCGGGTCGATCTGCAGCCGCTCGTTGACCGTCCGCACCCGCTCGGCGAGGCGACTGAGGCGATCGTCGAGGTCGATGATCTCGTTCTGCAGCGTGCGGACGATCTGTTCGCTCATGCGGGGGAGGCTATCACAGAGAGTAATCGCTCGCGCGCCGAAAAATTGCGCGACAAATTTGTGAGAAAAATTGTGCTGAGTCCCGGACATGTCCTTAGGTCGCGCGGGCCTACCCCCCGGACAATGCCCTGGTCCTACGGCCTACAGGACCACTACAGCCGAGCTAGTTAACATAACCTAGATTATCGGAACCAGTCCTCGGAACTCGTTGATAGCGAAGGAGTTAGCGGGACGACGTCCGTGCAATTCTGTGCAATCTGCCTGCAGGCAGACAAAAGTCGGTTTTTTCTACCGAAACCGGCAGATTTTCAAGGCGAACAAACGGCGCAAGGTGCCGAAAACCGGCCGTTTTTGCGTTTGGCACGGTGCCTGCAAATTTGGCAGGCAGCACGCCGCTCCGCACCGGTTCGCCGGTGCCCCGACAGGGCCCTTGGTCGCCTGCGGGACGCGGTGGGTTCGAGTTCTCTGACAAACGCGGTCTGCCCCAAGGCATGCCGGACGACGAACGCTCCGCCCCGACGAAGCCATTCCGGGGAGTCAGTAGCCGTCCGACACTGAGACTACAGGCAGGCAGCCATAGCCGAAACGCCCTTGCCGACGGCCACACCCAAGGCGGGCAGGGGAGCCGGAGTACGACCAGACCGGCAGAACGGGTAGGACAGGCGAGCCTACGACGGCGCTGATCGCTCACACGCTAAACGCCCAGTGAGTCTTAAAGCCTTCCGTCGCGGGCGACCACGCGACCCTGAGTCCCCCACAGGCACCGGAGTAGGCACCGCTCACACCGCGAGCGTATCACCCACAGCGCGAGCTGTGTACGCGCGCGGACGCAGGTGACAGGCGAGGGGAACCCTACATGGGAAGCTCGCCTGAAATGCGGCAGTCTGGTTCATAGCCCAGACGGCATTAGGGCTTCCATCGAAGCCCAGAGGAGTGCAGAGATGAGCAACGAACAGATGCAAGCGGAGATCGCACGGCTGATCGCAGAGAACGCGAGGCTGAAGGCCGCGCGCACGCCCAAGGTCACGCTCAAGGTCAGCCCCAAGGGCGGACTGAGCGTCTATGGGTTGGGCAGATTCCCGGTCACGCTGTACCGGGAGCAGTGGGAGAAGCTGTTGGCGATGGCCGAGCAGGTCAAGGCCTTCATCAAGGCCAACGACGCGGAGCTGAAGACCAAGGCGGCCTAGCAAGGAGCGATCTGGTCCGGGCAGGGCGAGACTCTGCCCGGTCTGTCGCCTAGAGGGCTCAGCGTGGGTCGCGTGAGCCCTGTGGGGGACGGATGAAGGACGATCCGGGCCCGAGAGGAGAGAGCGATGAGTGCAGGGATTGACTATGGGCGGGGATTGGCCAACGTGGATCACGCGACCGGGATCCGGTACGGGGTGATCAGCCCGCACACGCCGAACCCAGAGGCCACGCAGGACATCTGGACGAGCGGCGAGAACCTGACGCACGCGGCAGCGGTCGACGCGGTCAAGGACCAGATCCGGCTGGCGCTCAGCCGAGTGCTGGTCGACGACTTCGACATTGCCGACGCGGCACAGGTCGAGGAGCACGTCAGCGGCATCTGGGGCGACGTCGAGGATCGCTTCAACGACCGCTACGAGGAGAGCGAGGACACCTACCGCTACGAGGCGGAGGGGTACGTGCTGGAGACGAGCAGCCTCGGGATCTACGTGATCCGCTCGCCGTACTACACCACGGCGCGGTTCTGCTCGCCGTGCTGCCCGGGCGCGGGGGATCTGGACGCGTTCGAGGCGGGCGGGGTGAAGACCTACTGCCTGGGCCATGACTGGTTCGAGGAGGAGAAAGCGCCGTACCGGGTGTGGCAGGTCGAGGACGATCAGGAAGTGAGACGGCCGTAGGCGAGAGCAGGGTCGATGAGATTGCGCGTTGGGCCTGAGCCGAGGGTTCAGGCCCTTCGCGGAGTCTTCGACTCCAGAGGGAGAGAGCGATGGAGGATATGACGGAGTGTAATATCAGCCTGCAAGGCTGGGACGTGCTCCGGGTATGGCGCGGATCGGTCTACGTGCGGATCCCCTACGAGCTGCGCCGGGTGATCGACGGCGGCTGCTCGTGCCGCTACTGCAAGGAGCACAAGGGCGAGGTCCCGACGTGGGACACGCTGGGGATTCCGCTGGAGGGCCAGCGACGGACGACGTGGACGGTTCACGCGCCGGAGTGGCGGAGCTGGGATCGGGTGACGGAGTAGCAGAGCGAGAGGGGAGAGAGCGATGGAGAGGTACAGGGAGTTCCGCCCGACCGGGTTCGACCCGGCGGGCCTCGGCGGCGAGCGGCACGGGATCAGCGACTTCGAGGTGCTGTACTCGCAGACGCGGGACAGCGACTACCTGACGCAGTCCAACTTCGCCGTCGCGCTGGCGCAGCTCGGCGGCGAGAGCGACAGCGTGCAGGTGCATCGCTTCGGGCACTGGGCCTGCGGCTGGTTCGAGCTGATCCTCGTCGACCCGAAGGACGAGGACAAGTACCGCGAGGCGGAGGAGATCGAGGGCAGCCTGAGCGAGTACCCAATCCTCGACGAGGACGACTACAGCCAGCGGATCGACGTCGCGGCGGGCGAGTGCTGGGAGCGAGAGAGCGTGGCGGAGCGGGTGCGGATCATCCAGCGGTACGGCCAGCACTACGGCGAGCACGTGAGCGTGTTCGCCGCGAGGCGCGATGAGCTGCCGTGCGGGCTGGATGTGACGGAGTGGATGGAGGCGTGCTGAGAGCAGCGAGAGGAGAGAGCGATGGGAGAGCAGATGTTGCGAGTGGGCGACCGCGTGAGGTGGCGCGGCGCGTGGGGCAGCCAGCCAGCGCGGTTGGCCGTGGTCACGAGCATCGATGAGACCGACCGGCCGCACGAGAAGTATGGCCGTGAGGTGCAGGAGCTGCCGTGGGCGAGAGTGCGAGCCGATTACTGCACGGTGGGCCTGAACAACGGGCACTGGGCGTACGGGTCGCAGCTCGACCCTGAGTAGTCGGCGACTGCGGGGAGGGCTGGAGCCGAGGTTCCAGCCCCTCGCGGAGTCACTGACTCCAGAGGGAGAGCGAGATGAGCGAGAGGAGGAGGAGCGTAGTACGCAACAGCTTCGCCCGCCACAGCATCATGGCGGAGGTCGTGCGAGTCACGATCTCGACGTGCGACTGGTGCGGCGGACGGAGAGAGCGGCGGCGAGGCGGGCAGGTGACAGGCCACTGGCTGTACCGCTTCCACGTCGATGATGACCAAGGGAAGAGGCAGAGCGGGCCGATTGCGGGCGGGAGACTGTTCTGCTCGCGGGAGTGCTGCGAGACCTATGTCGGGCAGCCGTTCGATGAGACGAAAGGCTGAGAGAGCGAGAGAGGAGCGAGTGATGTACCGAGTGTTCACGAGGACGTGGTGGATCGCCAACCCGGCATGGCCGGGCGGACGCGAGCCCGGCGCAGGGAAGCGGCGGACGATCCGCAAGAACGTCAAGACCATCGAGGAGGCGCGGGCAATCTGCAAGGCGTGGAACGCCACGCACGATCCGGGCTTCCTGAGCAAGAAGGCGGAGTTCGAGGAGCAGTGAGGAAAGAGAGCGAGGAGAGCGATGCGGATCTACACGAGCGCGAATGACCCGTACGACTTCTGCGTCGGCTGTCGTCCCACCGAGGACGAGGCCGAGGAGAAGTACGGGGCGATGGGCGACGGGCCGGACGGGCGAGGCAACTGCTTCGCCTACGACGCCGAGCATCCGCCGTACCAGGACTTCGACTGCTACTACCAGTGCGACGAGTGCGGGGAGTGGTTGACCGACGAGGACTAAGGCGGGTGAGCGATTCGACGATTGCGCGGCACGGCTGGAGCCGAACGAGGTTCCAGCCGTCGTGCGGAGTCGGTGAGTCGATTCCAGAGGGAGAGAGAACCATGAGTGACGAGAGCGTGAAGGAGGAGCGGGTGCGGATCGTCGTCCCCATCGACATCGACGTGCAGCGGTTGAGAGACCTGCTGTGCAGTGCGGTCGAGGGCGGGTCCAATTACTGGGCGGGCTTCCGCAAGGTCCATCAGGCGGTCAATCTCGACTACCTGGGCGTCGAGGTCGTCGAGCACGAATCGCACGACGACGGGCCGAGGGTGCGGCGAATGATCGCCGCCGAGGATCTGGCGAAGGGGCTGGAGCGGCTGGGCGCGTGCGCGGTGTCCGGGATGATGCCCGACAACGGCGGCGGCAAGCCGATGCCCTTCCCGGGCGCGATGAGCCACCTCGCCAACTTCCTGCAGGAGAACGACGACGCGGAGACCGCTGACGTGGTGCTGCAGCTGACCGTGTTCGGCACGCTGATCTACGGCTGAGAGAGCAGAGAGGAGAGAGCGATGGGCAAACGAGTGGCAGGACGATTGACCGACCGTGAGCTGGCGACGGTCCTGGTGGCGCTCAGGTTCTGGCAGGAGGAAGTGCTGGAGGAGGGCACGGGCGAGATCCCGGAGCGGTTCCTCGGCCACTTCGAGGACGACGCGCCGCTGGACTTCGGCGAGGTGGACGAGCTGTGCGAGCGGCTGAACACGGCGAGCTGAGAGAGCAAGTAGCTCGTGTGCTGCGTGCGGGGCTCGACCGCAGTGGGTCGAGCCTCGCCCAGCGGAGCGCACGAGAGAGCGACTCCAGAGAGAGAGAGAGTGAGTCCATGAGTGAGCAGAGGAAACCGGGTGTGACCCGGTACGAGCTGCAGACGACGCGGCCCGCGTGGCAGCGCCCCGTCTACAGCACCTCGGTGAAGGATCAGCACGGCGATCCGATCATCGAGAACTACAGCGACGAGGTCGCGCTGTGGAGCGGCGAGCAGGCGCCGCCCACGGTGGGGACGAAGGTCACTGCCTACATGAACAACCTCGGCCCGGCCACGGTGAAGGGCTACTTCATCGAGCACGGGTGGCTGGGCGTGTACCTCAGTCTGCGGCAGCCGCCGGAGTGGTGGAAGCGGCAGACCAGGGAGCGGATCGCGCGGCGGCGCACGATCAGCGCGGCGGGCGGCGTGGTGTCGCCGCCCGACAAGACCGACCGCTACGCGATGCTGTTCGGCTGCGAGATCGAGCCTCGCCTCGTCGCCAAGGCGGCGGAGTGAGCAGGCGTCGAGCGGAGCGGCTCTACTGGTCGGTCAACAACCGCAAGCTCCGTAAGACGCGCACTGTCAGCTTCAACCTCCCGGCGTTCCGGTCTGCGGACGGCTTTGCTGTCTGTCCGCAGGCCGGTGGCTGCGCGACCCTGTGCTACGCGAGGCAGGGTCGCTTTCTCATGCCCGACGCAAGACGGACACGAGAGGCGAATCTGGCCGTAGCGCGAACCGACCTCGCCCGCTTCGAGGAGCTGGCGATCGACGACCTCACCCACCGGATCAAGCAGCGCAGTATCCGGCTGCACGACAGCGGCGACTTCTTCAGCCAGGCGTATCTCGACTGCTGGTTCAGGATCATCGCGCGATTCCCGGATCGCGCGTGGTACTGCTACACCAAGAGCCTGCATCTCGACTGGAGCAGGAAGCCGGCGCACTTCACGGTGATCCAGAGCGTTGGCGGCAAGCTCGATCACCAGATCGACCACAGCAAGCCGCACTCGCGCATCTTCGCCAGTCACGCCGACCGGCGCCGAGCGAAGTACATCGACGGCAACAAGAACGACAAGCCGGCGCAGCAGGGCAAGGGACGGATCGGGCTGGTCTACCACGGGAGCAGCCCGCTCAAGCCAGCCAACGTGATCTGGCTGCGTAAGACCGCGTGAACGACCGATAACCCAGCGTGATACAACAGTCAGACAGAGAGCGTGAGAGGAGAGAGCGATGATGAGTTACACACGGGAGCGCGACGAGTTCATCGTCGCCGCGACCAAGGCGGGATTGGACATCGAGACCAGCCGCAAGCTGCTGCGCTACGCGACGACGCTGCAGCGGCTCGCGGTGGCCGAGTGCAACGGCGACTGGCCGGCGGATAACGGCGAGCGCAAAGTCGACTACTGCCCGAAGTGCCAGAGCGGCTACGTGCCGGCGAGCTTCCGCCCGGTGGTGGTCGAGGAAGTGCCGTACGCCGACGGCAAGGGCGTCAGGCGGAAGCGGGAGCGGCGCTGCCCGAGCTGCTACGCGGAGTCGAAGGTCGAGCAGCTGCTCGCCAAGACCGAGCTGCAGCCGGCGTTCAACGGCGACCCGCGGGGCGCCGTGCTGCGGCTGGTGCCGCGGGGGACGAGCCACGAGGACGCGAACAACGGGCGGGTGCGGGGCATCTATGTTCCGCCGAGTGTCAGGTAAGGGAGGAGAGCGATGAGTGAGCAGCAGGAGCGGAAGCCGTACACGCTGATCGGGTTGTACCTCGATCATCCGAGTGCGGTCGGCGAGATCTTCGTGAAGCCGTTCGAGGGCCGAGACGCCCGCGACTTCGAGCTGACGCCCGAGGAGGAGAACGACGAGAACGGGCACGCGCGGGCGTGGTCCATCGTGGTCATCCTCGCCGGGCATGTGACGCCGGCCTACAACGAGAAGCTGGTCTGAGAGCGAGAGCAGAGAGCGAGAGAGGAGCGTGCGTGATGGCGAGGTGTGAAGACTTCCCCTGCTGCGGGCATCAGGCAGGCGACTGCCCGACGCTCGACAGCCGAGGGCGGGAACGGTGGACGTGTGTGGAGTGCGGCAAGCGGCTGCCCTTGAAGGCGACCAGCTCGATCTGCGTGAAGTGCCAGAAGCGGCTGGAGCGGCGATGGGCGGAGGGCGGCGACTTCGACTACTCGATGAACTACTGAGCGAGAGAGGGGAGTGAGTGATGAGTGAGCGAGCGGTGACGAAGCTGTACCGCGTGAAGGTCTACGTCGGCCCGGTCCACGTCGCCTATCACGCGCGGCTGGCGAAGCAGGCGAGGATGTGGGACATCCTCGAAGGCACCGAGCACGTCCACGCCACGGTGGCGAGCGCGGAGCTACGGGACGAGACCGGCCGGCAGCTGCTCAGGCTGAAGGTCGGGGAGGCGGTGTACGGGCAGCCGGGTGGGGTGCGCTGGCGGGACGTCGAGATCCTCAGGGCAGTCTGAGGGAGAGAGAGAGGAGCACGAGCAATGGCGAGGTTTGAAGTACTGGCGCACCGGATCACGACGACGACGTTCGTCAAGGTCTACGAGGCGGAGACGATGGAAGCGGCCGAGCAGCTAGCCGAGGCCGAGGTCGAGGGGATGACCAGCCACGATCTGCGCTACCCGGCCGTGAGGAGGTGGGTTGAGCACGACTCCGAGACCGAGGTCGTGCTGCAGTTCGACGTGACGAAGGAGCTAACAAGCGAGCAGGGGTGATCGGTTGCGTGCGCGGTCCGAGCCGAGGTTCGGACCGCGTGCGGAGTCGATGACCGACTCCGAGAGGAGAGGAGCGAGTGAGCAGAACGCAGGAGGTGCGGCGAGACGAGCCGCATCTCGACAAGTACGACGAGCTGGAGCTGCTGGCGAAGGCGTGCGCGAAGTACGTGCGGCAGTTCCGCGCGTATCAGCAGAACGCGGTCGATCTCGCGGTGAACCGCGAGCGCGGCGGCGACTGGCTGCCGAGGAAGCAGGGCGAGCAGCGGCTGCGCGAGATGCTGACGCAGCTGCGGCTGATCGAGGCGCGGATCCGGGGCGTGGTCTGATGGCCGTCAAGCGCCTGGAGACCTATACCTGCTACTTCCTGAACAGCAACACGGAGAAGCAGTACCCCACCCGCGAAGCGGCGCTGGCCGCCGCCGAGCGGTACGTCGGCAATCGCCGCTATGCGAAGCCGATCCCGGCCGACGACACGTACCTGTTCGGACCGGGCGACGGAACGACGTCGGTGATGGTGCGGCAGGATGTCGAGTTCGAGTGATAACGAGCAGAGAGGAGCGAGAGCGATGAGCGTGAAGAACGTGGGGGTCGACACCGACCTGACCACGAGCCTGCCGCGCGACGAGTACAGCGTCGCGCTGAGGAAGTGCAGCAACAACCCGGCGGCGGTGACCAAGCAGTCGATCGTCGAGCTGATCGACACCTACGGTAACAGCGTCACCTGGGTGATCAAGACCGTGCGGGCCGACGGGTCCGACACGGTCTTCCTGCAGAAGAACGACGCCACGGGCGGCGACCGGATCGTGCTGCCGCCGGATGTGACCAGCGTCCTGGCCCGGCATCGAGACGGGGCGGCGACGGTGAACCGGAAGCGCGGCGCCAACAAGGCGGCGGCGACCAGGAAGGCGAAGGGGATCGAGCCGGCCTTCCTGAAGAAGGCAGGTGAGCGATGAAGATCACCCTGCAGTTCGAGCCGAGCTTCGACAACGAGATCCGGTTCTACGACGCCTGCAAGGGCGCGATCACACGGCTGAAGGAGCTGGCGGACAAGGCGCTCGACGACGGGGACTATGAACAGTTCCTCAGCGAGACCTACGACATCGTGGAAGAGAACGACGACGCCGAAGTCGTCGGGAAGCTGTGGGTGCGGCGATGATGCGCCCGGGCAGTATCTGCGAGTGTGAGAAGCGGGAGATCCACGGCGGGCGCTTCACCCGCTGTCGGAAACACGCAACGATGCGCGTGCGGGTGGTCGACACCCGCACGCTCGGCGATGTGAAGGACGGACAGACCGAGCCGACGCCCGGGCCGTGGTTCGGGTACTGCGAGGACTGCGGCACGGCGATCCTGCGCCGGCAGGGGGCGACGGTCGAGCGAGAGGAGGCACGATGAGAGTCATCGTCACGATCGAGGCGCAGTTCGAGGTCGAGGTCGACACCCACAGCCCCGAGCTGGCGGTGCGCGCCATCGAAGCGAACTGGGACTCGGTCTACAAGCACAGAGCGAAGTGGGCGAACGGCGTGCCGACGCTGCTGCAGCACACCCCGATCCTTCGCATCGAGCCGACGACCGACGTCACCAAGAAGAAGGCGTAGACTTATCACAGAGAGTGCTGCCGGTCGTCGCTGGCCGGCAGCACGAGAGGAGCGAGCGAGAACACTATGAGTTTGCGATTAGGCGCGTTGCACGACGCGCTGCTCGACCCCGGCAACGCCGACAAGGCCCGCATCGCGGCGGAGGAAGTCGCCGGCTACGACCGCGCGCTCGCCGACATCCGCGGCGAGCTGCGGCTGCTGCGGTGGATGCTGGCGGCGTTGATCGTGCTGGTCAGCGGGCTGTTCTGGCAGGGCTTCACGATCATGGGCCGGCTGCCGTAGAAGAGAGCGAGAGCGAGAGCGAGAGAGAGAGAGAGAGAGGAGAGACCGATGGCCCCAAGAACCCCGGAAGAGATCTACGGACGCACCAACGTCCCGATCGATCCCCCCGAGCCCCCGACCCTCCACCTGGCGCTGAGCGCGCGCGAGGCGTGTGCCGTCCTCGATGCGATCGAGGCCTACCTCGAACGCTACCGGACTACACCCCCGCCGCGCTCCTCGACCGTGCGCGAGTGGTGGCAGTTCATCCCGATCCTGAACTACGAGCACTTCGTCCGGCACGCGCCGCTGAAGTACCCCGAAGTCCGCCGGATCTACGACCGCCTCGCCGAGGCTCAGCAAGCCGAGGTCGCGGTCAAGGACGGCGAGATCGTCGACGAGCCCTGACCGACCCCCGACCCTGGCTGGTGGCGGCGCGCCGCGCCTCCTGAAGGCGGCGCGCCGGAACCGCCCCACCCCGGCCTGTCCCCTGCGTCTGAGCGGTCCCCCTTGCCAGCGTACGTACGATCATCCCGATCATCCCGATCGCCGATCGTCGATCGCCGATCGTACGTACCCTCGACCTCCCGATCGTCCCGGCAGCCGATCGTACGTACCCGGCCGAGGAGGCTCAGCCATGCCCCACGTCCCGACCGTCCCGCCGTCCAGCCGCTTCTTCGCCCGCATCGACCGCTTCACCTGCGAATGCCCGAGCTGCGGCCTCGTCATCGTCGCCCAGCTCGACGCTACGCGCCACCGCTCCCGAGACGACGAGACCAACCGCGTTCGCCGCCGGCCGCGCCGCGCCCGGGAGGTCACCTACAATGCCCTCACACAGCGTCTAGCCTGCCCCAGGTGCCGAAAGGTCTACCAGATAGGCCTGATGGCCTACCCGGTCGTCCCGCGCTCCAAGAAGGCCGTGGAGCCGTCTGACACCATCCCCAGCCCGCGCCAGTTCCTGGCGATCCGGCAGCAGGCCGGGGTTGGGTTCTGGGCGATCGACGCCAAGCCCAGCGGCGAGGAAGTGAACCTCGCCCTCGACGTCCCCTGCACCTGCCCGAAGCCCTACGGCTGGCACGCCGGCTGCCCGGTGCATGGGTGGATTCCGCGAGGGGAAGAGGGGGGCGAAAGTGAGGGCTGATCGAGTTGCCCCCCGGATTGGGGGTGGAAAATTGGCGCACTTGGGGTTAACCCACAGACAGTACAGGAGATAACCCTGCGCCAGCCTGTGATAAAAACTGGCGCAGGTGGCGCAGCTCTGTGCCAGCTGCGCCAGAAATAGTACCCTCTGCGCCAGCGTGTATTAAGAGTTAAGATCTCCCCTGCGCCACGATCTCACCCACCACCATCGTGACTTTCGCCTCTCGCAGCGATTTTCACTGCGGTTTGCGCTTCCGGTAATAGCCCGGCCGGACCCGCTCGGCCCGTCCGTCGTTCACCAGATCCGTCAGCGCCCGCTGCAACGTCCGGCGCGGCAGCCCGGCCTTGAGCAGCAGGACGTCCAGGCCCAGCGGTTCATAGCCCGCCGCCGGCAGATGCCGGTAGACGCGATCCGCGTTCGAGTCGAGGAAGTCAGTGAGGGTCACGGGGACGAACAGGCCGCGGTCGTCCCGTTGCAGGTCGAACTCGGCCGGCGGTGCCTCGTGTGGTACCCATCCGACCCGATACTGCGGATACTCGGGCGGTTCAGGACCGAGCAGGTAGATCTGGGTGTCGGTGAAGCCGGCGAAGGAGGTTGACCCGGCAATGCGGTCCTGTGGGCGGGTGTAGCGGTCCTTGCTGTCGACCTTCTGCTTCCCGAAGTGACACGTCGCGATGATCGTGATCTGCCGATGCTCGCAGAGGCGTCCGAGCAGGATGAGTGAGCGCGCCACGTCCCGTGTGCGGTTCGGATCGCCCGCGATGAAGAGCGGTGCGAGCGGATCGAGGACGAGCAGCGCCCCCGGCGGTGGGTTGAGATGCGATAGGCACTTGTCGAGGAGGATGCTGGCCTTCCAGTCCTTGAGGTCGTCCAGATTGAGCTTCGGATCGTTCGTCAGGGAGTAGTGTGGGATGTTCGTGTAGTCGACCAGCGCGAACCAGTGCCGGGCCGACCGCCAACCGCGGTCTGACGCTAGATAGAAGATCCCCCCTGGCGGTGGGTTTGTCGGGAAGCCGAAGATGGTCTTACCGTCCCGGAAGCGCACCAACCAGTCGGCGAGGAGCGCGGTCTTGCCGACGCCAGGAGCGCCGCCGAGCAGTGTCACGGCCCCGAAGGGGATGATGCGGGGGAGGGGGTCCGGGAACGCGGGTTGGTGTCCTACCAAAAGCGTGCTATCGTGATCGGGCGTCATCGCACTACGCCTCCTTTCCGGCCGGATTGAGGCTCGCTCGATGCTCGCTCTCTCTAGGGGCGGGGCCACTCACCCCGCCCCCCTCTCCCTCCCGACGAGCATAGCTAATCCGGACAGCGAGCCAAGGAAAGCGCTGTTCTACACACCTCCGTTACCCCAGCGCAAGCCTCCCCACCCGTGGTGTCTCTGCGCGATCTGGGCGCTAGGCTGGTCGGCTGACAGCCCGCCGCCGACACGCTTCTGCTTGACAGCCTGCCAGCCTGTCAGGTTATAACGCTTCGTCATGCAGAGCAGCTTCAGCGCCGATACCCTCGACCTCGACCAGACCGTCCGTGACGCCGCCGAGGAGCGCCCCGGGAAGACGATTCGCATCCGGGTCCAGCCCAGCGTCCTCCGCACCCACCCCTCCGGCCGCGGGCACGATCAGCAGCACCAGCCCTGGAAGCACGTCCGTTGGATCCTCGAATGCGAGACCGTCGAAGAAGCGATCGCGCTGAGGCAGGCGATGCAGGACTTCTTCGCGCTCGTCGCTGATCATGGCGCCGCCACCGTGCGGACGCACCTCGCCACGCTCCACCCCCAGGAGGAAGCCTCATGAGCGCGCACGACATCCGTCAGGAGATCCACCGCATCCTCGACAGCCACGCGGAAGCGCTGCAGGAGATCCACGCCGCGCACGGCGCGATGCAGCTCGCGTTCAACCACCACGACGCGGCGCTCGTGTCGGCGATCGAGGCGAACCGCGCCGCACTCGGCTTGCTCAACCGCCTGATGAGCGAAGGCGTGGAGGGAGAGCCATGAACCTCTCGAACAGCCTGCTCGGCCACTACGTCGTCACGAAGCTGCAGGAGAAGAACGCGCAACCGATCCTGCAGATCGGCAGCGACCGCTTCACGCGGGCGGATCTGGCCGGCGTCGCCTGCTACAACTTCACCGCGGCGGGCGAACCTCTCGGTGGTGCTGAACCAGCACCTGCAGGTGAAGGATCTGCGGGATGTGTACATGAACGTCTCGCCCGAGGCGCTGGCGCTGCCGCGCCTGGGCGCGATCAGCCTCGCCGTGCTCGGCGCCGCGTTCGAGGCGAAGGGCCTGGGCGGGGAGGAGCCGCTCGACGCCTGGGCGAAGAAGCACCTGGGCGACGCGGTGCGGACCTTCCACACGATCAAGGAGCGGGAGGCGGCGGAGGCGGCGAAGGAGAAGAAGGAGCGGCGACGACGCAAGCAGCAGCGGCGGGATGAGGCGCACCGGATCCGCAGCGAACGGTTCCTCGCCGCCGATCAACCCAGCTAAGAGGAGAGAGAGGAGAGGCAGCCCCCGATGCCGACCATCTACGACAAGCTCGAAGCCAAGATCCGCTACCACGAGGACCGCGCGAACGCCTACCGCATCACGCTGGAGGATCTGCGCGCCGACGACACGAAGCGCGCGAAGACCGCCCTGCCCGAGAACCTGTCGAAGGCGATCCAGATCCGGCGCAGCACCAATGGCGCGGTGTCGGCCGACGAACGCCTCGCCCTCATCGAGACCTGCCTGCGCGACGCGTCCGCCCCGCTCAAGGTCGGGCAGATCGTCGACTGGCTCAGGACGCGCGGCGTCACCCAGACCCGGGATCAAGTCGCGAAGGCCTTGAAGCGCACCACGCGCGTGAAGCGTACCGGGAAGTTCTCCGGCACGCGCTACACGCACACCGGCGCGAAGCCGGCGGGAACGACGCGGCGGACGGCGAAGGCGACACCGACGAAGGGCGCGCTGCGCGACGCGGCGCTCGGCGTGCTCAGTCACGCGAAGGCGCCGCTCCTGAAGCAGGATTTCCGCGCACGGATCGAAGAGCGCCTGGGACGGAAGATCGGCGCCGCCGGCTTCGGCAGTCTGGTGCGCTACGGCTACGCGAAGCTCACCAGCGAGGGCTACGTCGGGACCGGGAAGGCCGCGCCGGAGGAGTAGAACCGGGCCTCCCGCCCCCCTCAGTGCTTCTGCCGAAGCGCGATCGTCTTGTCGATCAGCGACCGCGTCTCCGCTGGCAGCTGCTGGAAGTACTGCACCAGGGCGTCGGTGACGATCCGCGACTGCGGCAGGCCCAGCAGCCCCGCCGTCGCGTCGAGCCGCTGCCAGATCTCCCCCGGCAACCGGAAGTTCACCTGCCGTGCGCGCGCCCGCGTCGACACTCGCCGTGTGACCATGATGGCCACCGATGCTAGAAAACCCGACCGGACGAGACAACCAAGCGTACACGCTGGGATGGCGATGCTTGCGACCACGCACCACAAGCTAGGCTCGCGCGGCTAGGGTGCAAGCTCAGCTGGAGTTAGAGGGGGGCGAGGAGCGACGCCGCCGGACGGAGGCAGCCCACCGGGCTGTCCGGGTCGGGGCGTCAACTAGCGACGAGCAGGCAGCTGAGGACGAGTTTCCCCGTCCCCGACAGGGCTTTCCGAATCAGCTGTCGGAGGTACCGCTGCTCGGCGCGGCTGTGATGCCGATGGAGGAACTCAAGCGCGACGACGAGTGCGCGCCACAGCCACGCGACCAGCTCCAGCTCGAACGGGCGCTTTGGATCCAGGAGCTTTTGCGACAGGCCGACCGCTTGCCCCACGTACTCGGCCCACGGCAGCAGCGGCTCCGGGGAGGCCAGCTGCGAGGACGGCGGCGGCTTCTCGCTGACGTCGCTGGTAGTCACGACGCGCAGCATCTGTGGACGAGGGAACGCCGGAGCGGGACGCGGCTTGGCCATCGATCGACTCCTGGGAACGCGCCGACGACGACGCCTGGGTTATAACGCTGTGTGATAACGGCGTCGAGGACGATACACGTTCAGGCGTCGACGGTGCAACAGATTTCTGACCCCCCTGTATCTTTTTACGTCGGGGGTGCGCGACCTCAGCGGTACGTGCGACCGCCGCGACCGGTGCGCCCGCCGTCTCCTCCTTGCCACTGCCGGCCGCGTGGTGGACCGCCGTGCGCGCCCGCGCTCGCTTCCGCCGCGCCTTGTCCTCACGCGCCAGCTGCTGCTCCGCCAGCCGGACGAGCGCGCTGAAGCGGTAGCCGACCAGCCGCGCCAGCCGCACCCACGCCTCGAAGTAGTTCTTTCGCCGCGCGCCGCGGAAGGTGAGGCTGACGTACGCCTGCGAGATGTCGAGATGCTCGGCGACGTCGCGCTGCGTGAGGCCGCGCAGATCGCAGAGCCGTTGAATCTCTTCACAGAGTTGATCGGTCAGTGTCGCGGTCCTGGGCATAGGGTGGGTGGTGGTTGCTGTGTCCTGTTGTGTGTGTGGTGTTTTTGGGAGGGAATTTATCACAGAGAGTGATATGCAGACAAGCATATCATTAGCGCTTCGGGTTTCCCGCCTGCCGCTGCGCCTCTCCCGCCGCCGACAGTGAGCGACTGTCGGTGAGACGCCGTCGCTGACCCACCCCGCCCGATTCGGCCGCGGGGGTGGGGCTTGACAGCGATAACTCTGAGTCATTAGAGTCCGCCGGTCATGCCGCCGCACCCGTCGCTCAAAGCCTACCTGGCCGCGACCAAGACGACGCAGGAGGTGTTCGCGTGGCGGCTGGGCATCACCCAGTCGGCGCTGTCGATGATCGTCAATGGGAAACGGGCGCCGCGGCTGCCGCTGGCGCTGAAGATCCACGACCTGACCGGCGTGCCGCTGGAGGCGCTGCTCCGGAAGAAGAAGAGACGGGCGGGGCGCCGCGCCGCCTGATGACGCTGGGTTATTAACGCTTCGCACACGGAGACGCTTGATGGTGGCCCCCGACACCTCCGCCCCTACCACGATCTGGTTAACCGATCGCTCGCGTTTCAAACTGGGCACCGGCCGTTGCCGGCGTGCCCGCTACCTCAGCTATCACGCCGGCCCGACGGGGTACGGCCTCACCATGCGCGCCGAGTCGCTACCGCTGGCGACGGGCCTCGCCGCGCACGAAGGCGTCGAGGCGTTCGCCGGGGCGCTCAAAGCGGACCGCCTGCCGAACGAGCAGGAGACGCGCGCCATCGTCGCCGAGGTCTGCGCGCGCTACGTCGCCAAGGTCGAAGCGAAAGGCTTCAGAGGGATCCTCGGCTCTGAGCAGACCGAAGAGACGATCAAGGAACAGAAGGCGCTCATCTCCGGGTTGCTGTGGACGCTCAGGCTGCAGTTCCTGCCGTGGCTGCACAAGCAGTACCGCGTCGTGGCGATCGAGCAAGAGCGGATGCACTTCCTCAGCTGCACCTGTGGAGCGCCGCCGCTCGACGAGGCCGAACACATCCGACGAGGGTGCAGCGGCCGCGCGCTGATGCTCAGGACGGATCTCCTCGCGCAGCGCAGGGGCGGACACACGCTCGCCTACTTCGAGTGTAAAACGACCGGGTGGGAGAGCGATGCGTGGGCGGAGCAGTGGGAGACGGATCCGCAGCTCGCGCTCGGGACCTTGGACGCCGAGGCGCGGTACGGCGCCGAGGTCAGCGAGCTGTACATCATCGGCCTGAGCAAGGGCCGGCGGGCGAAGGACAAGTACGACGACGACGGACGGAAGAAGCAGCTCTCGACGTTGTGTTACGGCTACGCGAGACCCGGGAACCCACCGCTGCTGCCCGAGGATTGGCTGCCCTCCTACGAGTGGATCGATCAGAACGGCGAGGTCAAGCGCAAGTCGAAGATGCACCGCCGCAAGGGCGTGTGGGAACTGGCGACGAGCGACTGGCCGGTCTGGGTCGCGCACAAAGACGCGAACCCCGCGCTGACGCCTGAAGAGTTCTGGGTCCGCTGGCTGCCCGAGAGCCAGCGGGAGAAGGTGTGCTTCCTGCTCGGGCCGATGAACCGCCAGGACGCGCAGCTCAGAAGCCTCCGGCGATCGATGGACGGCGAGGAAGCACGCTGGCAGGAGCTGCTGTGGGACGGGTTCGAACTGCAGCAGCAGGGGCACCGCTGGGAGAGCGACGTCTTCCAGGCGTGGCTCGATCGCGAGATCCCGTGCAGCTGGATGTGCCGGCCGTTCGGGAAAGACGCGCAGTGCGAGTTCGTGCCCATCTGCCACCGCTACGACGGCTGGCAGGATCCGATCGGCAGCGGGAGATACCAGCCGCGTCTGCCCCACCACGACCCGGAAACCAAGCAGGCGATCGCGCGCGGGCTGCTGCCGGAAGAAGCGGCGGAGCGTGAGGAGGACGAGCGATGAGGGTGAAGCTCTACGACCCGGCGTGTGAGGAACTGGCGAAGCACTTCCTGCAGCACTCGATCGAGCAGAGCAACGCGATCGTGATCCAGTCACTCGCCCGGTCGATCCAGCAATCGATCGAGGACTGGTTCGAGGACAACCCGGCCGCGCAGCGGACGGTCGAGGACCGCCGGGGGGAGGACGCGTGAGCCCGGTCGGCGGCAGCCGTCACTACCAGGGCCCCGGGCTGGGCGAGGTGGCTGGATGGACGTGCCCGGCGTGCGGGGTGGAGAACCAGGCGCCGCTCGGCACGCCGTGCGCGCACTGCGGGGCGGGGCGGGTGGGCTACAAGGTCGCCGCGCCGCCGCCTCGGCCCACACGGCCGATCGATCCCGAGGAGCAGCTCGGCGTGTTCGATCGCTGGGCGCTCGCCCATCCCGGCGCGACGCTCGAAGAGGCCTTCACCGCCGGCTACATCGAAGGGCACCGCGACGCGCTCAGGCGTCAGCTCGCCGTGGCGCCGCCGGTCACCGCCGACGTGCCGCAGCTCGCCCCCGAGGGAAAGCCAGCGCGCACCATCGTCGCCGCGCTCGCCTACTTTCGCGACCACGTGCTGGCGGAGGGTCCGGAGGAGATTGCGACGGGTGAGTGGTGCAGCCAGGACGAGACCACCCAGCTGATCGAGCAGATCACCAAGACCTATGGAGTCCCCCAACATGGCTGAAGCGATCCAGTCGGTCCGTCGCATCCTCACCGCCACGCTGCTCATCGGCGTCCCGGGCAGCGGCAAGACGTCGCTGCTGGCGACGCTCGCGCGCTACCTCTGGGAAGCGCACGACAAGAAGGTGCTGCTGCTGTACTCCTGGGATGGAGGCGCGATCCCCACCCTGGTGCAGAAGCTCGTGAAGCAGGGGTTGATCCGCTTCTGGCGCGTCCGGACTCGGAGCGCCGAGGGGCTCGGGATCGAGAACCTCTATCAGGCGACGAAGGGCTACTGGCCCTCGTCGATCAACGCCGCGACCGGCGAGACCTCGCCCGGCGTGCGGCTGGTACCGCCGGTCACCGGCGCCTACTACGTCCGCTGCCGGCAGGGGCATCTGCTCGCGACGCTGCCGGTCAGGAGTCAGCTCGCGCCGACCTACTGCGATCAGTGCCGCAACATGATCCAGCTCGGCGATCAGCTGGTGGAAGAGAACGTCCGGCAGACCGAAGGCTTCGAGCGCGTCGGCGGCGTGGCGTACGACGGGTTGACCTCGATGACCGGCGAGGTCCTGACCTTCCTCGATCACGAGCGAGGAGAAGGGCGGATCGGCGGCGAGAAGGCGTCACACGGGGCGCCGATCGTCTCGGGCGACATCCGGATCGGCGGCAACAACCGGGCGGACATCGGCCTCGGCCAGAGCCGGGCGAAGGAGTTCATCAACAACGCGCTCTCCATCCCGAACCTCGTCGAGGGGCCGGTGTTCACCGCGCTGACGATGGAGGCGAGCGACGAAGGCGGGCTGTCGATCGTCGGGCCGAAGCTGCCGGGACGTGCGGCGACCGACGAAGCGCCCGCGTGGGTCGGCAACTGCTTCGAGATGGGCAAGACGAAGAGCGACAACGGCCAGGAGGATCTGTTCACGTTGTTCCTCCGGCCGTTCACCGATCCGCAGGGACGGCGTCACCTGCTGAAGACCAGCGCGAGCCCGACCGGGCTGCCGGACAAGTTGATCGATCCGGTGGGGCAACCGTGGACGCAGGCGAACCTCGGGAGAGTCTTCACGCTCCTCGACGAGGATCTGCGAAAGGCGCTCGCCGAGGACGACATCCCCGACGCGCCCGGGTTGGCCGGGACGCCGACCGAGTACGGCGGGAAGGGCTTCAGCGTCACGCCGCCGCCGCCCGCGGAACCGGCGAGCGGGATCGCGCCGCTCACCACGCCGACCAAGCCGCTCGCGCCGGCAGCGGCCGCGGTGTCGCCGACGACGACCACCACCACCACCACCACCACGATGCCGATCGCCGCGCCGATGGCGATCCCGCGTGCGAAGAAGGCTGCCGTTGCCGCACCGGCTCCCCCCGCAGCGCCAACCGGCAACGGCGACGGCGGCGTCGTCAATCCGGCGATCGCCACGGCAGCGCCCGCGCCGCCCGCACCGCCCGGGATGAAACCACCGCAACGCGCACCCGGCACCACGGACCCGTCAGCCGTTCCATCGTCCACCAAGAAGGAGTAACCCGTTATGTCGAAGAGCCTGCAAGAACTCGCCGGGATGCTGCGGACCGAGCAGCTCCCCACCGCCGGCCAGGAGCTGGATGACCTCCCGATGTTCGGGACGTTCACCCCGCCGCCGCCGCCCGGCGCCTACCGCTTCAAGCTGCCGAGCGATCTGTCGAACGTCTGGGACGTGTTCGACGTCGCCGACAAGACGCCGCCCCAGCGGGTGCGAGCGCACTTCGATCGCGACCATCCGCTGTTGATCGTGCAGTCGCCGCAGGGGAAGAGCAACGGCGAGCCGTTCGAGACGCGGATGACCAACAACGAGCGGGCGAGAGGGAAAGACAAGAGCGTGGTGGCGAGCGAGTTCGACTACCTGCTCAGAGCGTGCGGCGTGAAGAGCAAGCCGCAGAGCAACCAGGCGTACATCCAGGCGGTGACACAGCAGGCGGGGAAGGAGTTCGGCGCCGACCTCAGGTACAGCTGGCGCTGCAGCAAGGAGCGCGACATCCGCGTGCGCGACGGCGCCGGGCAGATCCAGGTGATCGAGGGGAAGAAGGGCTGCGGCGAGGGGTACTACGAGGAGAACGTCGGCAAGGGCGCGGACGGCCAGGTGCCCTACGAAGTGCAGTGCAGCAAGTGCGGCGCCCTGCTCCGAGCTTTTGCCAACGTCGACAACATCCGGCCATGACCAAGAAGCGCCCGATGGCCGCACGCAACCCGCTCAGGGATCGGCTGTCGGCGTGGGCGGAGGATCGGGCGATCGAGTTGATCTTCCTCGATCCGCCCGAGACCTTCGACCCAGCGATCGTCGGCGTCGTGTATGGCTTCGGCCAGGAGCCGGCGATTCTCTACGACGAGGAGAAGGCGCTCGCCGCGCTGGCGAAGGACATGGGCGAGGAGCACGCGCGCGAGTGGTTCGAGTTCAACACCGTGGGCGCGTGGCTCGGGGAGGCGACGCCGAGATTTCTGATCCGGCCGCAGGAGGACGAGGAGGCGCCGTGAGGGGGATCGACTGGCGCGCGTTCCTGCGCTGGCTGTTCTTCATCCCGGACGGGTGGCTGCGTCGCGACAGCCGCACGGTCGTCGATCACTTTCGCGACCTGGGGGTGCGCTGATGCCGATCGACAAACCATACGCCTATCACCAACCCTCGCCGGAGGGGCTCGCGAAGATCACCAAGCTCCGCGCGCACTTCTCAGAGGGAGAGCGTCTGATCAAGGAAGTCTGCCCGCTGTCGCGGCAGCAGTCGATCGCGCTCACCAACAACGAGCAGACAGCCATGTGGGCGATCAAGGCCGTGGTCTTCAACGACCCCGCGTCAGTCGTCGAGGAGGCGTGATGAGCAAGAGGAAGGATCCGATCGTCGCCGTGCTGCACTACTTCGAGACCGCCGACCAGCCGGTCGCCGAGACCGCGCTGGCGCTCGCCAAGGCGATCGTCGCCCGCCGCCGCCCGATCGAAACGAAGGCGCCGAAGCGCTCGGCGAAGAAGTCCCGCCGCCGCGAGGTGGACGTCCCGCTGCCGCTCGACCAGCCCGCCGCGCACTAGGAGACGCCAATGATGGGCAAGCACACCGAGCGCATCGAGCAGCCGGGCCCGACCTTGGTCCGCGGCACCGTGCTCAGGACCGTTCCCGATCGCGGCTTTGGCTTCCTGCGCTACGACGGGCAGGACTACTTCTTCCACTACACCAGCCTGGAGAACTGCTCGCTGGCGGAGCTGTCGGCCGGCGCCCGGGTGACCTTCGAGCCGCAGCAGACACCGAAGGGCGCGCGCGCCGAACACGTCACGTGGCTGGGAGACTGAGATGCAGAAGCAGAAGCTCACCACCGAAGCGGGGCTGGCGCTGCCGACGCTGGCCGGCGTGCAGGGGAAAGACTCGCACGATGCGGATGTACGTACTGGTACAGCGTACGACCGGCTCGATCGAGGTGATCGTGAGATGGGAGATCGCGATCGTCCTGTCGCAGCTCCTCCTGGCGACCTCCTCGTGGGGGCGGCGCCGCCACCGGCCGGTGTGGATCTTGAGCCGACCGCTGCTGCGCCCGATCGGTTTGAGGCCGACGGCTGGTGGAGCGATCCGGTGCCTCCCTTCACCTATCTCGCGGGCGCCGCGGGCAGCGGCAAGACCTTCCTGACCAAGGCGCACGCCGAGAGCGACAGCGGGCTGCTGCTCTGTGCGACGACCGGGATCGCCGCGATCAATCTGGGCGGCGAGACCATCAACAGCGTGCTCGGCTACTTCGACACCGCCTCGCTGCAGGAGCTGTACATCAGCGGCTTCCTGGCGGCGAAGCTCGGACGGCTGTGGAAGTGCGGGGTGCGCCGGCTGGTGCTGGATGAAGTGTCAATGCTCGCGGGCGATCAGCTGTCGCTGCTGGTCAAGGGCATCGAGGATGTGAACGAGAAGGGCTACGTGATCGGCAAGAAGCGGGAGGAGGACGAGGGGCCGCCGCCGTCGATGGGGCTGACGCTGGTGGGCGACTTCCTGCAGCTGGCGCCGGTCAAGGCGACCTACGCGTTCGAGAGCGACGAGTGGGGGAAGTTCGCGCCGCACGTGCAGACGCTCACCGAGATTCGGCGACAGGCCGACCCCGGCTTCATCGAGGTGTTGAGAGCGGCGAGAGAGGGGAGAGGCGAGGCGGTGGCGGAGTACTTCCTGGCGCGGGGCGCCTTGCAGCACGAGACCGATGAGAAGTTCGAGGGGCCGACGATCCTCGCGAAGAACGACGCGGTCGACCGCTACAACGGGCTGTGCCTGGGAAAGGTGCAGGGGGCTCCCGTGAGCTTCCGAAGCGCGCGCTGGGGCAAGCAGCGCAGCGAGTGGGGCAACCCGGAGAAGCCGCCGGACACCTGGGGGATTCCACAACAGCTGCAGCTGAAAATCGGCGCCTTGATCATGGTCTTGGCGAACCGCCGCACGCCGGGGACCGGCGATGGGATCGGCCGGCGGCTGCTGTATGTGAACGGCGATCTGGGGACGATCGAGGACGTCGGCGACACCACGGTGTGGGACGAGACGACCGGCGGCTTCGACAAGATCGTGCGCGCGGCCTACGTCCGGCTGCAGCGCACGAGGGAGGTCGTGACGGTCGTGCCGGTCGAGCGCGAGGTGAAGATCCCCTGCGACAGCGCCAGGCGGAAGGAGCTGATGGCCGAGGGGAAGCAGGAGCGGATCGACGGCAAGTGGGAGATCGTCGGCGGGATCACCTACATGCCGCTCCGGGTCGCCTACGCAAGTACGACCCACAAAAGCCAAGGCTTATCGCTCGACAAAGTCCAGGTCAACATCCGCGACGGATTTTTTAAAACGCCTGGAATGATTTACGTCGCCCTCTCCCGAGCGAGAAGCGCGGAGGGATTGCGGTTGGTGGGATCACGTGCGGCGTTGATCGAACGGTGCGTCTGCGATCCGAGACTGAAACGCTGGCTCTGAGGCAGGGTCCGGTTGGGTGTGGTTTGGTTGGGCACGGTGTGGTGAGGCGCGGTTAGGTGCGGTTCGGTATGGTTCGCTTCGCTCGGGCAGGGTATGGCATTGGTCGGGTCGGGTCGGGTCCGGTTTGGTCCGGCATGGCACGGTTCGGTCAGGCGTGGCACGGTCAGGTGAGGTCGGGTGTGGCAAGGTCCTGGTGCGGTTTCGTAGCTGTGGCACGGCGGGGTGGGGTGAGGTCGGGTAGGGCGGTGTGCGGTGAGGCGTGGCACGGCATGGTCCGGTGAGGTCGGGTTCGGCGCGGTCAGGTCGGGCATGGTCTGGTAAGGCAAGGTCTTGGTCAGGTCGGGTGCGGTGGGGTCGAGTTTGGTCGGGTGTGGCGTGGCAAGTCCTGGTGGGGTCGGACATGGCGTGCTGGGGCGTGGTCCGGTGCGGCAGGGTGCGGTTGGGTTTGGTTCGTCAGGGCACGGCACGGTCCGGTTCGGCGGGGTGGGGCTTGGTGGGGTTCGGTGTGGTTCACCTGGTGAGAGGGAGAGGAGCGACGAACATGGCTAGGACGAAGGAGAAAGACCCGACAGCGATCGGTCCGGTGACCAACGGCGCGGCGGCCTTCATCGAGATGAGCGTGCCCTACCAAGCACGCGTCGAGGTGACCGGCGTCGCCGACTTTCTCGCGCATCGCTGGAACGTCGAGGCGATCGAGGACAAGGGGCGTGCGCCAAAGGGGTCGGAGATCAAGAAGACCGACGACCTCGAATCGTACGTCTACCGCGACGAAGACGAGGACATCTGCATCCCTGGCACGTACCTGATCGGGGCGCTGATCGGCGCCGCGAAGTTCGCCCAAGATCCGCGTAGCCCGCGGAAGTCGGCGCAGGATCTCTTCAAGGCGGGGGTCGTGTCCTTGACCGCGTTGGCCTCGCTGGGGACGAAGAAGTGGGACTACGAGGACAAGCGGCGCGCGCCGGTGCAGCAGCGCGGCATCACCCGCGTGCGACCGGCGTTCAAGGCCGGGTGGAAGGTGCGCTACGACCTGCAGGTGGTACTGCCGGAGTACATCCCCCCGGCGCTGCTGCAGCACACGCTGGTGAACGCCGGACGCTTGTGCGGGCTCGGGGATTACCGGCCGTCGTACGGCCGCTTTGCCGTGACGCACTTCGAGAAGATCGTCCTCCAGTGATCGTGGAGGCGGTGATGCTCGCCCTCACCCGCACCTGCGACCTCGCCGACTTCCCCGGCTGCCTCACCCCGGCGGCGTGGCAGGAAGCGTTGGCGGCGAGTGCGGTCAGCGTGTGGCAGGCAGCGAGACCGACGCGCGGCCGCGTGTGGGTGCTGAATCGATCGGGGCTGCCCTTCGCTTGCCCGCTGCCCGAGGCGGTGGAGCTGGCCGATCCGCTCACCCCGCCCGACCCCGGCCCGGTCGGCGCGATCTTCGCGCTGCAGATCCTCGATCACGTCGACGCGCCGGTGCTGTTCCTGAACTCCTGGGCGCGCACGCTGTGCGAGGGCGGGTTGTTCGTCTGCACCGTAGCGGCGTGGAACGCGGTGGGGAAGGACGTCGCGCGCGGGTGGCAGGGGCGGCGGCGGATCTACGACGCGGTCGGGTTGCAGAAGCTGATTGGCGAGGTGCGGCGCGGCGGGCTGCGGGTGCTGGGCGGGACGGACTGGAAATATCGCGGCGATGTGCTCGGTGATCACACGATCGCCAGTGTGGTCTTTGTCAAGGGCGGCGTTCGGCAGGCGAGTCGAGACTAGGAATCCGGTCTGGTCAGGTCGGGCACGGCACGGCAGGGTCAGGTCCGGCACGGCAGGGTACGGTGTGGTTATGACGATTGAAATCGGCGGGAATCTGCTGGCGACGGCGATCCTCGCAGCGCTGACGGTGCTGATCATTGAGTGGTGGCGGTTTCGCAGCGGGAGGCGGGGATGAGCTACAATAGCCCTGAGTTGCCCCGGATGGCCCGGGGGACAGGAGGGCACATGCCTGAAGAAGAGCCGCTCACCGTCGCTGAGGCGGCCAGGGAGTTGAAGCTCAGCGAGCACACCATCCGGCGGGGGTACATGGGCGGGCACCTGAAGGTGCAGCGCCTGGGATCGACCGGGCGCATCGTCCGCATCACGCGCGGTGATCTCTACGACTGGCGCGACGCGGGCGCCAACACGGCGCTGCCCGTGGGGCACTACCGATGAGCGTCCGCAAAGCCTGCGGCAAGACCTGCCCCTACGCCGACCATCGCTGCGAGCACAGCTGGGAGAGCCGGCTGATGGTCAAGGGCGTGCGGCGCTCCGTCTACATCGACGACTTCGTGCGCGCGCGCGGGAACCGACCGCATGTGAAGACGAAGACCGAAGCCGAGAAGATCGAGACCGAGGAGATCGCCAAGGA